GGCTACAAAAAGAAAAGATGTAGCTAAAGCTTATGTTTTATATAGAGAACAACGTAATAGAGAACGTAACTTAAATAGTGAAATTACACAACAGATGAAACGCAAATTATTAGGAGAAATTATTGATAACCAAAATGCAAATGTTGATGAGCATAGTTTTGGCGGGCGTAAGGGTGAAGCAGATTCTGTTATTATGAAAAATTTTGCTTTAGACTATTGTATGAGTAAAAAGTCTAAAGAGAATCATCTAAATAATGAAATTTATATTCATGACCTTGATTCATATGCGGTTGGTATGCATAATTGCCTATCAATACCTTTTGATGATTTACTTGCAAATGGATTTAATACAAGACAAACTGATGTTCGTCCTGCAAATAGTATTAATACAGCTTTTCAATTAGTTGCTGTTATTTTTCAATTACAGAGTTTACAACAGTTTGGTGGCGTTTCTGCTACACACTTAGATTGGACAATGGTTCCTTATGTAAGAAAAAGTTTTATTAAGCATTGGAAAATTGGGATGCAATACATTGAAGCTGAACGAGGTGATGATGAACATTTTCAAAAGATGGCAGATTTAATAAGTAATGATGATAAATATTATTTTACTGAACATCCATCTATTGAAGATCCTATCTATGGTAATCATGGAGAATGGTCAGCTGCTTATGATTATGCTTGGGATATGACTCTTAAAGAAATCAAGCAAGCGGTTGAAGGTATGTATCACAATCTTAATACTCTTCAATCAAGGTCCGGTAATCAGTTGCCATTTACTTCTATTAATTATGGAACTTGTACTTTACCTGAAGGTCGTATGGTAACAAAAGCTCTCCTTGAAGGTTGCATTAAAGGTGTTGGAAAACTTCATAAAACAAGTATTTTTCCTTGTGGAATCTTTCAGTATATGAAAGGTGTTAATGATAGACCAGGAACTCCTAACTATGATTTATATAAATTAGCTCTTGAATCAACAGCAAAGAGACTTTATCCAAATTATGCGAATGTTGACTGGAGCGGGAACGAAGGTTATGATCGTAATGACCCTAAGACCTATTTTTCCACGATGGGTTGCAGAACGGCGAACGGGGCTGACATCAACGCTGAACCAGGCGTTAACCCGCAGACTAAAGATGGTAGAGGTAATATTTGTCCTGTAACAATTATTATGCCGACTTTAGCCATGGAAGCAAAAGAAAAAGTGGATAAAGAAAATAAATATACGCCTTTAGCAATTATAGATGAATCAAATTGTAACAATGTTAATTTATATAGTTACGTAGAAGCTTTCTTAGACTTGCTTGATGATAAGATTCATGAAGCAAAAGATATGTTAATTGAAAGATTTAATTGGATATGTAACCAATCACCAGCTTCCGCAAAATTTATGTATGAAAATGGAACAATGATAGGATATAAACCTGAAGAAGGTATTAGGTCAGCTCTTAAACATGGAACTCTTGCTATTGGACAAATTGGTTTAGCAGAAACTCTTCAAATCCTTATTGGTAAAGATCATACAACAAAAGAAGGAATGGAACTTGCTAAACAAATTGAATCATTATTTAAGCAAAGGTGTGCTGAATTTAAGCAAGAATATAAATTAAATTTTGGAGTTTATTATACACCTGCGGAGAATATGTGTTATACAGCTATGAAAAAATTCAAAGCTAAATATGGTATAATACCAAACATATCAGATAAAGACTTTTTCACCAATTCAATTCATGTACCAGTATGGGTTAATGTTAATCCATTTGAAAAAATTGATATTGAATCTCAGCTTACAGGATATAGTTCTGCAGGTTGTATAACTTATGTAGAACTTGATTCAGGTGCGCAGCAAAATCTTGATGCTCTTGAGACTATTGTAAATTATGCTATGGATCATGATATTCCATACTTCGCTATTAATGTTCCCGCAGATACTTGCTTAGATTGCGGTTTCCAAGGTGAAGTAGAATTAGACAAGGTTTGTCCTAATTGTGGGAGCGATCATATCCAGAGACTTCGTAGAGTAACAGGATATTTAACAGGTGATTATCTTACAGCATTTAATAAAGGTAAGATACAAGAAACTGAAATGAGAGTTAAACATATTAAATTTAATCAAGGGAATTAATTCCCTTGATTTTTTTTAAAATTTTTATTATAATATTTATATAAGAATTTTAAGGAGAGTTAATAATGGATATAAACGCTGGTAATTTATATGATTATAATAAAGAATTGGTTAAAAAATATGAGAAACCTCTTACTCATATGGAACTTGCTCGCAAACAAGAACTTATAGAAGATTTCTTTGAAAATAATGTAGTAGAATTTGCTATGATGCTTTGTCATGAACAACGAGATTATACAATTTTTCAGATTGGTAAACATTCAACTTCATGCGCGACCGCCGCAAAAGAAACTATTTTATGCTGCGTAGAAAGAGGAGAGGTTGTAGGAATAGATAAAACGGAAGATGATTTAGCTTATGAAATATGGATTATGATAGATGGCGAAGCTTATTGTTATTATCTTTTCCCATATGATAAAGCAGTCATCAAATGTGATGTATAAAAGGAGAGATCATTATGATTTTGGTTAGTTATATCAGACCTTTTGATGCAAAACAAAAAATATATGTATTAGATGAAAAAAATAAAGATGCAATAGATTTATCACTTACAAGTCTTAAAAATTTTGCTGATGAAATTTTGTTTATGGCTGAAGCCTACAAAATTAATGATGTAGAGTTACATGGAAATACAATTTTTGCTGAAAAGGCTAAAAAAGATATTCAAGCAAAAGAATATGTAAAATATGAAAAAAATAAATTAAATATAGAGATAAAAGGAGAATAATTATGAAATATCTTACTCAAGTAACTGAAACTTATAGAGTCGATAGTGAGGATCAAGTTCTTGAAATGATTGACGAAGCAAAAAAAGATAATCGTTTTACTTTAGTAAAACATACTTCTCAATATAAAGAAAGAAAAAAGCAAGGTGAAGTTATTGATGCTTGGTATAAAGTAAGTTTAACTAAGCAATTTTGTGATGAAAAAGAGCCTGATGCAACAGCAACTATCACTTATGGAGAGTAAAAATGGAAACTATTAAGATTAAGAGATTAACAGAAACTGCAAAAATACCTACAAAAGGTAGTGAATATGCTGCGGGATTTGATTTGTATGCAGATAATTTTGGTGATTTTAAAAGCAGTAAAGATTGGACTTTAATGATCTTACCTAATGAAACTGTAAAAATAAATACTGGGATTGCGGTTGCCCTGCCTGAAAATACGTGGGGTGGCGTTTATGCAAGATCTGGACTTAGTATTAAGCAGGGGTTAGCGCCAGCTAATAAAGTAGGGGTAATTGATTCAGATTACCGGGGACCGCTTATCGTGGCACTTTATAATCAGAGTGGATACACACAAATGATTCATCAAGGTGATAGAATAGCTCAGTTAGTAGTACATGAATTTACTCCTTATGAGTTTGAAGAAGTTGAAGAATTAGATAATACATCTCGTGGTGAGGGCGGTTTTGGATCAACCGGAACTAATTAATAAAAAATGGCTGACTTTTGTCAGCCATTTTATTTTTTGTACTGTTAATTATTAATTAACTTTTAAAGCAGAAATAGAAAAAACGATAATTTATTCATTATTTTTAAAAAATCGTTGACTAAATTTTAGCACCAAGCGCGCTTGACAAAAAATAAAAATTTTGATATACTGAAAATAATATAGGAGGTGTTTTTAATGAATGTAACTTTAGCTATTGATGCTTCTACAAAGAGCACTGGAATAGCGATATATGAAGGTAAAGAATTAAAAGAATATAAATGTATTATAAATAATTCAAAAAATGTATTAGAACGTATTAAGTATATGGTTGATGAGATACAAAAAATATATATTAATATTCCGCTACCATGTGAAGTTATTATAGAAGATGTCTTACCTGACAATCTTGGAGATAATGAGCAATGGATTAGGAATAAAAATACTTTTAAACCTTTAATGTATTTGCAAGCTGCATTACTATTAATGTTTCATAATTTTAATATAGAACCGGAATTAATTGGAGCTAGCTCTTGGAGAAAGAGATGTGGAATAAAGCAAGGCAATGCCGATAGAAAAATCTTAAAAATTCGTGACGTTGAATTTGTAAAAGATAAATTTAATATTATAGTAAATGATGATATTGCGGATGCCATATGTATAGGATGGGCAAAAACACATACAGAACCTGAACCTCAAGCTTTTAATTGGGAATAAAAAAATAGGGAGTGCTTATAATAAAGCACTCCCTTAAATTTTTTCTATAACTTTTCTTGCAGAAATACTCATAGTTCCTGTATTTCCTAAGTTAAAAGAAATAGAGTTTATAATATAATCACCATAGATACCAGATTCAGGATCATTAAAGAATACCCTTGTATTAGGCTCTAAATGATAAATTGGTAAACAAGTGACATTAATATTTTCATTATAGTTTGTATAATTTGTTAATAGCTGTCTTACATGCTGATAACATGAATTAAAAGTACCTCCTGCGCTTAATGAATCATAAATCGGTTCAGATACTTGTGTAGGATATAACCCCAATTCTTTAAACCTAGCTTGAGTTAACCCACTTCGTGAATCAACAACGCCTTCCTCGTCTCCAACATTCACTATAATAACATCAGGAATATCAGGTTCAAAAACACAATTACAAGTTTCATCTGTTGTAGAATAGCTTCTTCTTCCAATAGCATCTACTGAAAATTTATTAAGCTCAGGCTCATTATCTATAAAATCTATCCACCAATCAAAAGAAGATGGAGCTTCTAAAACACCTTCAATCCAATGATTGTTTTCTACATCATATAACTTAGGCCATTCATTGCACATTTCAGCCCAATAATATCCAGCTTCCGCATTAGTACGATTATTATCAGTTAAACCTCTTAACCAATCTTGTAATCCTCTATAATATAAAATATTTCTCCAATCAGTATTCTTACTAACAGTAAAATCTTCATAGTATGTTGCTAATGGCATTTTAATATATCCATTATTAGGTTCATCTGGGTTCCTTTGATAGTTAGTTCCTGAAGATTCAATATTTTCATTTGTAGCTAAATAGTTATTTAATAACATATAATAATTATCTATATCATTAATCCATGTATAAATTGCATTTTCACTACTGATATAATAGTATTTTCCAACTTCTCCCTGTGGTTTATATTCTATTAACTGAGCTAATTCTGTAAATTTATTTGATATAAAATTAGCTCTTTTAATATAGTCATCAACACTTATATCAAAACATAATTGATGTAATAATAAATCTTCATCTAATTGAGGTCTTTTATCAATTACTAAATGATAACGACAAGGTAATTCAAGTCCAGTGTCATTTTTTCTCTTTCCCCATACAACAAAATCATTTTTAATCATATTGAATTGCGGGGCATTACTATAACTTATAATAAAATCAGAATTATCAAATCTATATACAGCAGTATTTAATCTTGTATTATAAACATAAGGTAAATAACTTAATGGATCTTCTGTAAAATCTTGCCAGGCGGTTCTCCACTCAGAAACATTTATATAGTTTTTAATCTCTTGAAATATAAAATTACCAAAAACATCATAATAATATTCATAATTACCTAAAGTATTTTTAATTTTATCAAGAACTGTACACACGGTATCTCCAGCTCCCGCAACTAATTCACCAGGATATACAAAATCAGTATAAGTATATCCTGCATCATAATTATAAATTATTTTTTTCTTAGTATAATTTGGAATTGATGTTGTATCAATAGTGGTATAAAAAATATTTCTATTAGCAATATTATTATTATCCCATAAATAAAGAGGGTTGCTTCCTCTCCACTTTAAAGGTTGTTTTATTTTATCATCTATATCATTAACTATTATTTTTTCAATATTTTCACCACCAAAATGATGAACCATTTCAGGTATAATAGAATTAATTCTTTGCCATTCAGTATGTAAATCACCATCAGGCCCCAATACATCAATAGACTCAAAATTAACTGATGCGGGAATAGTTCCACCAGCATCTCCGTTTAATAAGCACATTTTATCCCCAAGGCTTAAATTAATGGTAATCCCTGAAGGATCATGATTAATTGAATAATTTTGAATAATATATACTCCAAAAGGAAACCATATAATAGGATAATCAGAATATTCTCCTAAATGAGCATAACTATTTTGAAGTCCAGTCTCAAGATAAATCTTCTTATTAATAGAAAATAAACTATCTATATTATTATACAATTCAGTATTATTTAATATTTTTATAGATAAGTTTGCGGTTCGCCTAACCGCAGAATCTCCATTTACAGAAATTGAAGATGAAATTACTCGACCTTGAATTTCTTGAAGTTTTCTCTCTTGCCAGTCTAAAGAGGTAATCAATACATGAACTGTTTTATTATGTAATCCATATATTTTATTAAGAAATGAAATATCTTTTAAATAAGGATATTTTTTAATCATAAAATTACCTCCTCTCTTAAGCTTCTCCAAAATCTTGTACTTTATACATTTTCATATTTTCTATTGTAGGTTCTCCAATTTCAGTAGCAGTACAAGAGAAATCATAAATCATTCTACTTAATTCTTGTTTAGGAGTTAAATTCACATCAGTAATTCTAACTAAAATATTTCCCTCTGGAGTAGATCTAAACAATTTTGGAATATCGTTGTATAAATAATCCATTACTATTTCTCTAAATTTCCGTTGAGTTATGCGGTCGTTAGATTGATTTATATATCTATTTACAAAATAAGAACCATAAATATTAATCCAATCACCATATATTGTACTACGGCTTGCAAATTGATGTCGTGAATCCATTTCATATGCAATAGTACCACTTAAAGAGAAAGTTCTATAATTCATGCTACCATTTCTTGTAATGAAAGGAAATTGACTTCCTATTGTTGTAACTATATTATCTGAAACATTTCTTTTAAAAGAACTAACATTTGGATTAAATTTAATACACAGTTGAGTTCCTTCGCCTGTTAAAAAAGAATAATCAAAAACTGATATAATTGGACCTTCTACAATAAAATAAGAAATATTATTTTTTGTATAAGTAATTTCATATTTATATAAAACACCACTTTCAATAGTGAAATCATCATAGCTTAGTGAAGTAGTAAGTTCATTCTCTTTTAAAGTTTTTACCCATATAGTATCCCAAACAGTAAAATTATCTTCATCCGAAGCTCTTCGTATTGTGATTGTACTTGCGGGAACCGCATCTATATCTTCTCCAGGCTCAAACGATATATTTACTTTACCTATTACAGAATCTATTGAAGTTATTTCTATAATATCACTTTGACTAGCCCAAGAATCTCTTGAGTAAGTTGCTTGTAATCTATAATCTATTTGATTTTCATATAAATTTGCAGTAATGTAGGATAATCTTAAATAACCATCAAACCCATTTTCAAAATAATAAGGTATCCTATAACTAAAATAATTAGGGTTATGTATATTTAATGATTGCTCTCCGCTATCAAATAAGACTTCTTCTTTTGAATCATTTAAAATTTGAATTTTATATGAAGATAAGTATTCATTATCTTGAGTTCCATTCTTCATTAATGCAGGAATTGGGTTTGCTATTGATTTTGTCTTTATATACTCTCCATTAATAATTAATGAAGTTTGATGAATAGTATTAATAGAACTTGTAAAACTTGTAATTCCGCCGCCGCTCAAATTAAAAGTTGCTGGAGAAATAAATCTAATTAAACAAACTGTTGACCACTCTGAAAAAGATTCTAAGTTATCATTTAAGTATTTAGATAAGTTAGCTCCAGTTAATGAACTATCTATTGAAATTTTTGATAATCTTATTTGGAATTTATAATATTCATTATAAGATAGTTCATTTTGATTTAAAATTGAAATAGGAATATTAATAGTCTGCTCTAAAGGACTATTATCAGTTAAAACAGGACTAAAATTATGACCATAAATTCCTAATGGATAATTTTGACTATTTAACAGAGAATGATAATTACTCTGTCTAGTAATAGAAATATGATAGCTTATTATATCTGATAAAGTATTATACTCAGATAAATTAAAAGTAACAGGTAAATAGCCTTGATCCCATACCTCTTTTATGTTTAAAGCAGGTATATAAGCATTTATAATAGGTGGAAATAATCCACTTTCTGCAACGCTACTCATACTTAAACCTCCTTTTATCTCTATATAATTTTACGGGGAGTACAGACTACTCTGACTCCCCATTTGTTGGTTGCTTTGGTAAAGCTCTAATTTCATTCATTAATTGTTCAATAAAGCTGTTTCCATTTTCTTCTTTATAATGAAGAAATCTATGTTCTAAACAATCAAGACTATAATCATCTATCCATTTCTTTTGATAAACAAAAAAATGATGCTGCTGAGTTATAAAAGCTTTTATGTCATCTTTATCTGAATCCATTAAAACATTTACTTTGTCAGTTACTTTAGTGACTGATTCGTCTATTTTTGTTAAAGAAGCTTTGAAATCATTCATTTGATTTTTTACTTCTGTTTTCCACTCTTCTTCTGATTGTTTAGTTTTATTTTTTTTAGAAATTTTTAATTGAAGCCAATCCATAAAATCAGAGACTTTTTTAAAAGCTATTGCTAACAAAACTGTAAAAATAAGTATTTGAGCAATAGAGAAACTTGATAATAACTCTAACATAGGTTAAGTCCTCCTACTTTAAAATCCTATATTATAGTTTAAAAAAGTTTATATTAAGATTTATCTGTTTCGTCCTCTATAACATTTTCTTGCGGGACTGCTTGTTTTGAGGCGTCATGAAGCTCAGCTTCCCGCCTTAATTGACCAATATAATTATAATAAGAAGTTTCAGTATTCTGAAATACATCTTTTATAACATAATAAACAACTCCGGCTGGTAAACCGGAATTGTTTATTTGTGAAATTATACTATTTTTAAAATTTTCAATAACTAAATTAATATCTTGATTCATTTTTATTATCTCCTTTTATCTCTTTTGTCTTTAAGGTCCATAAACAACCCTTGTATTTTGAACTAATCCAGTTTCAGAAACATTATAACTATGTAAATCACTTTTGGTTACAATTCCTAAAGAACTTAAATTATTATAAATTATTTGTTGAATATAGGTATCTAATGACATTCCTTCTACAGTCACTCTTCCACCTGTTTTTACTTCTAAAGTACTGCAATATATATTTCCACCTAACGAGAAATAATATTGATCTCCTTGATAATCCATTCTGAGACCTCTGTCTTTACTTAATGCCATAGCTCCATATCCACCTTGAGCTGCACCAAATTGTAGTGTATTTGTAACTTCTACTGTGTCACTAAAACTAAACTTTGGTCCATGGAAAGATCCATTAACACCATCCGCATATAAATAATTATCATTACCATCACCAATATATAATCTACTACCTGTTGGTATTCTTAATATTCCTTGAGTAATATTAAGTTCTTTTGCGGTAAAGACATTTTGAGGACTTGTAAAACTTGCTACTCCATCAGGAGTAATGTACCAGTTTGGCCCCTCTAATCGACCTGCGGCAGTTGCGGTAAAGGCACCAAGTTTAATTTGAGATGGGCCAACCTCAACTCCTCCGTCAACAGATTTAAGTTTACTTCTTGTAATAACCCAGTTACCGATACGTCCTGTCTCAGTAAATATTTTACCATTAAAAAACACATCTCCTGTATTATCTATATAGAAATTCTTATGATATAAAGCATAAGTTTTTGTTTTACCTTGAGAAGTATCAAGATACATATGATCACTATCCCAAGGTTCGTCATCTGCTGGTAGATGCCAAGGATACCAAGCATATTCAATAAATACTGTATTGCTTGAAGTACCATCTTTATCTTCACCTACCTGACCAAATTGACCAGAACGTGCCATGATTCTACCATCCACATATACAGCTATGTCTTCATTATGTTGACCTTGAATGTTCTTAACCCAAAAATTCTTATTCCATAGAATATAATTATCATTATTTGTATCTGTATAATTAATTTTTATTCCAGTTGAATTATTACCAAAGAATCCTGAATTAGCTCTTACTGTACCAGTTATATCAGCATTTTGTGCATATAATTTACCACCATAAGTTACTCTAAATTTTGCGTTTTGAGGGTTCTGATAAGTAATATTAGTATTACTTGCCCATATAAAAGTATCATCATCATTAGCTTGTCCTTTATATGGTACATACATACCAGCAGAGCCTTTATTGGTTTGAGAAGGTCTGAAATTCCGTCCTTGAGCCAAATCATTAAAACTTGGAGGATTAAAGTCATCTCCTTCTCCAATAGGCTTATAAAAATAATTTGGACTCATATACCATCCAGCTAATCGAGACCATTGTTCCTGATTATCTGAAACACGCGGGTTTAAGACTATTTGCGCGCCGCCGCTTGGTCCAAATATACCTAAACCAGTATTAGCATCTATGAATAAAGTTCTTGCCCATGAATTAGGATTATTTACATCACAATCAGTATGACCATAACCAAAAATACCTATTTCTGATTTTTTTGTACTATTTTCTGCATAAAAGCTTTGTCCAATAGTAACACCTGTAAAAGTATTATCGTTATTCTTAACTCCTGCAGCGACCTTGTTAGAGATAATATAAGCATCATCTACTTTAGTCTTTTTGCCGTCCCAACCATTAATTTCTTCAGAGCCATATTTATTACAGATAACATTTATTGGAATTAAAGCTTGAGCAATATATGTTTTATTAGTTTTATCTTTATAATGAATATCTAATTCAATCCATGAATTAAATAAATTACTTGTAACTAATGAATTATAAGTTGAATTTGGAATAAAATTACATTGTTGATATATCATACTTGGATAATCAACTTTATCCCAATATGGTGTTACAAATGCGCCAGCCGCATATGTCTTTCCATTAAGGGTAATACTTTTTGCTTTAGTATGCTTTGTATTACATTTATAATAAGAACCATTATATGAACAATATTTTCCATATAATTGTTCATTAGCTCCAAAAGAACTATAAGCTGTAACTGATGGAGAATATTGCTGCTTGCGGAAACCGCCAGAACATTTCCATTCAATTACTGTTCCACTAGTACCATTCTTTGCAGCTGTAATAACATCTTGAGTTATATCTTTACCATTTTCATCAAATAAGTAAAATTTAAAAGGAGTTTGCTTATTATATTCAGGATTAAGACCTGAACTATCATAGACAACTTCATCATATCCTCCTGTAATAACAATATGACGGGCTGGGTCTATTAACTCTGAAGTATTTGAACCATAATTAAAATAATAAAAAGGAATTGTATAATATCCATAATTCACTCTTTTAATTGGATTTCCAGTTATCGGATCTATTTGAGAAGCTACTTCTCTCTCAGATTTAACTCTAACTACATTATTAGCAATATGTTCGTATTCTACATTATCAACCACATAATTAGATATTAAACTTGGTTTATATCCATATTGAGGATCATCGTTTAAATAAGTAATTTTTAAAGTAGTTTGTTGTCCTTTGCTTTGAGTTAAAGTAAAAGAAGGTGTCATATACACTTTCTTCTTAGTGTCAACACCGTCTTGTTGATTATCATTATCCGTTTTAATCCATCCAGAGTCTAATTCAGTACTCCATTCAGAATCGGCATTAACAATTTCTCTATTTCCATCTTCATACCAATATCCAACAATAGTAGCTGAATCACTTCCTTGAAGACTTATTTTTCCTGTAGATGCATCTACTGTTCCAGAGTTTGCAAATTTTAAATTTACATATCTAGCCTCGTTAATATCATTAACCTCAGTTTGAGAAGCAGAATATCCTTTTGTTGCATATAAATAAGTATTTTTCAAATGTCTTTGATCAGGATAGAAATAATCTATTGTATTATTATTTCCATTTGTGTTATTAAATTCTGAATAATCTGACCTTGATAATACGTCACTTCTATACTGTTCGTATGTATTATCGTCTATATCAAGATACATATCAGTACCATTAGTTCCCAACTCACCTTGTTTAGCAAAAGTAAAATGAGTTGAAGCAATTATCTGTTCTTTATTATATGTAACTTGAAGTTGTATATTACTATTATCTCGTTTTGTATTATCAAACTGCTCTTGTATGTCATATTTGAATAAGGCTTGTCCATTAACAATTAAAATATTTCCATTATTAGAATCAATCTCACAAATAGGGTTATCTGCACTAAAACTTGTTTTTATTAAAGATTTAGTATTATAAGACCATTTTGGAGATAATTCAGTAATATTAGTTTTAAATAACTCATTATTTGGATCTTGACTATCATATAATAAACCTCCATCAGATCCATAAAGTTTAAAATATAAAGGTCTTAAAGCAATAGGAGTAGTAGAGCCTGAAGATATAGTTGGCGCGAGCCCCGCCACATTATACATGAATACTTGGTCTCCATTGACAATTTCAAGATTATATTTCATGGAAGCTACGGTATTTACTAACGTTATCTCTCTTGTTTCTATTGCTTGAGTAATTCCATTCTCAGTAATAAAAGCAGTTACTTTATAAGTTGCTCTATTACCAATATTTTTAATTCTTAAATGATACAACGTATTATTTACATTTTTATAAGTATTATATTGGGTAGTACCATAAAAATATTGAGTTGAAGAATCTATTTGTGCGCCAGCCGCAACATTACTGCTAATATAACTACCTGTAACAGCGCTTGGTCCAAATATATAATATCCAGCATCATTTTTATTATTAGATACATACATTTGTTCAATATTATTAATTTTAGTATTAATAATATTTTCTTCTCTATTTAAACTTCTTTGCATTTCAATAGAAGTATCAATATCTTCGCCATCAGCTAAATATGTACTATATTTATCTAAATAATAATTATATCTTTCTCTACATAAACTTGCCTCAGGGTGCGTATTTAAGTAATTTTCAACTTCAGTATCAGTTTTTGTTTCATTATCCTTTGAGACATCCCATTCAGGATAAGATAATAATATATCTTCCGCAGAAGTTAAAGGTAGACTTTTCTCTAATCCAACTTCGTCAATTTCACTCCATACAAAATGTGCTTGAAGAGTTTTTGAAACATCCAAACTACCATTATTATCTCTAAATAGACCAGCTAAAATATTAGTAAAACCAGCACCATTATAAAAATTAGTAGCTTTATCAGTAGTATTTAATACTATATAGTATCCACCTTTATTAGTTATTTCAATAATCTGTTCATAAGGGACATTTTGATAGACAATTACACATTTAATTCGAGTAGTTTTACCTGGACACATTTTCTTTAATAAATTAATTAAGAACTGACTATTCCATCCACTTATATCAGATGCATTCTGAATAACTTCATCAGCCTGATATGTATATACATCAGGATTTTTTAATTGCTCTACTGTTTCACCATCATTTTTCTTTTTATTAGCAGTATTTAAACAATACCATCCTTTACCTAAATGCTCATTATATCGAGGGTTCTTTATAGTATTAATAGATACATCTTCTTTACCCCAATAGCATTTAAGTCCTTGAGATGCGGGATTTGGTATAATGTTACCATCAACTCTTAAATTACCAAGTAAACTTAAACTTGTATTAGCACTATCATCAGTTTCAAAAATTGTACCTCTCTCTGCGATTATTTCAACTTTATATTTATCATTATTAGTGTTATAAAGTTTAATTGCTGAATGCAAAGTTAAATTTTTAATAAAAATATCTCTAAAACTTTCACTTGGAATAGTTCCTTGTGGGAACCCTGTCATAAATTCATATATTGTTTCAACACCTTCAAAATCTTCTAAAGGGACGTCCCAATATTGATATTGAGGTATATATACATTAAAATTAAAAGGAGAACCTGACATTCTAAAAGTATCAAGTTCATAATCTTTTGTATATTCTTCTGTTATTTCATTATTGCTATTACGTTTTGCAAATTTTAATCTTAATCTAATACCATAATTTCCAGTCTTTCTTTCTTCTATTAAATTAGTTTTAAACTCTGCTCCAAAACGAATCGCAGTAGCGCCTTTATTTTTCATATATTCTAATACGTTTGTATTAACAGATATTAGATTGCCAGAATTTTTCTTTGAATCATAAAGAACTCTTATATATGTATTTGGCGCATTCCAATAGCTAGCCATATCTATATTATCATTAACTGTTAATAAGTTAGGACTAACTTTCATAAAAATTTGATCGCCTTCAAGATTATTAATATAACTTTTCTGTGAAGTATCATCCGTCGCAAGTCCAATAATAAACATCTTATTATTCATGTCATTTTTTGGAACTTGTACATAAACAGAAGCTTGGTTATTATAAATTACTGAAGTATCTTGTGCATAAGCAGTAAAATAACCATTTTGATATTTGATTTTATACTGACCAATAGTAGCATCAGTACAAGTCTGTATTGTTGCTAAAATAGTCTTATCATAAGCTGCTTCATTTACAGACTTTTCAGCACTTCGTTTAAAAGTATTGATTAAAGCATTTTTTATGTCAGTTGCAGACATAGTTTGCGAATTATCAATATGTGTTGCCATTTTAGCAAACCTCCTTGTTTCTCTTTATAAAATATATAAAAAACTTGCATTTATATTTAATTAAAATTGACCAAAAAAATTATAGGGAGCTACTAAAAGTAGCTCCCATATTTTTAATAACTTCTATTTGCAAGAGGAGAAGAAGAATAAGAATTTTGTAAACCATAATTTTCAAGTTCCATAATAGCTTGATAAATTTGATCTGCACTTCTTACTCCACTAAAGTCTGCATTAACAGTCATATTTCTATAATTTTCAGTTGTAGAAGTACTTCCCGCAATAGAAGATAATCCTAAACCACTAATCTGAGAAATAAGTCCAGCTGAGATTTGAGTTGCGGCAAGTATTGAATTAGCAATATTACTTAAACTTAAACCTCTTAATGCAGAAACAGCTTTTAACATATTAGAAGTATCTTGCTCATTTAAAACAAGTTCTTTTTGGTGAAGGATTGCAGCGCGGCCGCCAACACCATCTACACCTGGACCTGACCAATCGCCGGTGTATCCTCCGGATTTAAGAGTTACAGGAGTTTTTCCAAAAAAACCTTTTACCCCTTCTCCTACATAAGTAAATCGTCCGTCTTGCTTAAGAATTTGCTTCAAATTAGTAATACCAAATGGTCCCATAATATACCAATGACCATTTTCAGTTTTTATGCCAAATTGCTTACTAACTTTATTATTCTCAAGAGCTTGTTTTAAAGCATTATCTACTCTTCTTTGAACATCTTGAGGGTTTGCATTACTAGAAGATGCTACTATTTGACCGGTAGAAAGATTAATTTGAACACTATCTCCAGGCCCTATTATACCAGAAGGTTTATTAGGATTATATGCAGGGAATAAATCAAGTGGGTTTTTTGTTGTAGTATCATTTCCTCCACCATTATTACTCTTTTCACTTGTACTAGTACCAGTGATTGCTGGCCGATTACCTACGGCAGGGATATTATTAGCATAATTTTGCATCTGCATATGAGTACGAGCTAACGTCTCTAATGCATTATTAGCTTCTTGAATTGCGGAAACCGCACTATCTTTTAAGCTATTATAAGCATTTTCAACATCTCTAAGAACATCTTCCTCTTCTCTTAATTTATCATTAATATCATCTAATTGATTTCCAAAATCTTCATTAGTATCCATTAAATCTTCTAAAGAGTCTTTTACAGGATCAATGCCATTATCTCTTAATCTTTCATAGTAAACTCCTGCGGTTTGAAGTACTTGTTGAGTCTTAATATTATATTCTTCTTGAGTAGATTCTAAATCACTAAATGCTGTCTTTATAGCAGTAATAAAACTATCTTTACCGCTTCCCGCCCATTGATCTACTAAAGTTCTAACAGTAGCTTCTGATTGAGGAAGAATGTTGGCATTTTCAACATTTGCAAAATATTGAGCAGTTCCATCAAATAAATCTCGTTTATTCTTTTCAGCTTGCTCATATGCAAAATTAATTTGTTCTTGATTTCTTGCAAGCATTTCACGGATTTTATTTGCGCGGACCTCATCTCCCGCAGCCATAGCGTCCGCAAGTTGCTTATGAAAATCAACATTTTCTTTTTCAAGTTGCATAATATATTCAGAAGTTTCTTTATATCTTTTCTTAACTAAATCATACCATGCTTTCTTTGCTGTTAAAACTCCATTTTCAGCTTGATCAATAGCTTCTTCATCACCCGTATATTGATATACATAATTACCTTGATTATCTCTTCTTAAACGCATATTATTCTTATTACGCTGAGCATCTTGAAGAGCAATTTCTTGTTTAAGAATCTCTAATCTTGCTTTTGATTCATCTATATCATATTGAGTAAGTTTTTCTTTCTCATTAAGTTGCTTAAGCTCTTTGTCTCTAAAAGCATTTAATTTAGCTTGATTTGCAGCTGTTAAGCCTGTTGCGTTTGCCGCATCATTTAACAGATTAGTATAATCTTCCATATTGTAAGCACGTTCAACATTGTCATAATACTTATCTGCATAATCATTAATGAGTTTCCATTCTTTCTCAAGTAAATCTGTACCAAGTCCGCCGCTCATAGCCTTATCAAGAGTATCAATAATAGAATCAACATTATTTTTTCTCCAAGTTTGAATATCTTTAATAGATTTTTCAACTGTGTTATCTAAATCTTTAACAGCTTCTTTATAATTAGTAACTGATTTATTATAAGCTTCTTCATAAGTCTTCCATTGTTGACTACCTTGTTCAACAGAATCCATTAACTCTTTATAATGTTTAATATCATTAGCAAAATTATCTTGAGCAACTTTTTGAACTTGAAGTAAATTCAAATTATTTTGATATTGTTGTTCATATTGAGTATTAAGTGGATTATAAGCAGTATCGCCATCAAGTAACTTAATTAACTCAATATTATGCGCGATTTGATCTCCAATAGTATTCCAATCATCAACTTGTTCTTTTATAAGGTCTTTTGCACTATCAAGCATCTTGAGGTAATTATCAGAAATATTTTCAATTTCTTCTTTTGCAGACTTTAATGCTTCCATAAGTTGATCTCTATAATTTTCAAGATTTTCTTTTGACAGAGCTGTATCAGTACCAAATAAACCTTCAAGACCATGAGAACCAATTTGAGTGGTAACTTCATTGATAGTGTCATTTAAATGATTCGTCAAAACTGAAACATCGCTAGTAGCATTATTACCAGCGGTTCCGATCAATGTTCCCAGTTTTGATAAACTTTTTGCAATTTGCCCTCCAAAGTCATCACTTTCAATATCTTGTATTACATCATGCCAAAAATCTTTCCATTCTTTTCGAGCATCACTTAACTCAAGATGTAAATCAACTTCAAAATTAAATTCATCAACTTCTTTTTCAATTTGCTTAAAATAATTTTCTTGAATTTCATCAAGAATAGATTGATAATCTGAATAAAGACTTTCATAGTCATTAACAGCATCTTCAATTTTCTTAACTTTATCTTCTTCAGCTTCAAGAGTAGATTTATAACCTTCTTGTTCATCAACAGACATCGCATTATATCTATCTACCATAGCATTATAATTTGCATAGTAGTTATCTATAACCGCTTCTGCATTAGTCATAACTGCACCATCAGCAGAGAAATTAACACCTACATCTTCAAGCTGTTTTCTACGAGCTGAAAGATCTCCTTCTTGAATAGATTTTTTCTTTTGAAGTTTTTCAAGTTGTTCATCGAGAAGTTCATTTTGTTTTTGAAGAGTATCAAGATAACTTACACCCCAACTATGACTTTCAACCTCTTCTACTCTACCAAGTTTACTTTCAATATTATCAAGCTCTTCATTAACTTCTCTATATAAATCAACTTCTCTTTCAAGATATTCAACTTGTTCAGGTTCTTGAGATGATGAACTTGAAGAAGAACTACTTCCTCCTAAAGCTCCACTTAAATCGCCAGATAAAATTTGTTGCCTAACAGAATCTATAGCTTGAAGTTTTGTATATAAAGCTTGACCAACTTGTTGAGCATAAGCATCATTAGCAATACCTTCATTATTAAGTGCGGCAGCCCAATAAGCTTGCCAAGCACTAATTCCACTTCGTGCTGCATTCGCTGCATCTACAGCGGTTTGACCAAGCATTTCAAGACTTTGAGCAGCTATTCCAGTTCCTTCGATTTCTCTTCGTCTTGCTTCATCATTAAGTTCAGCCATGGCTTGTTCATAAGCTTCAGCCTCCGCTTCATCTAAACGAGCGAGCGCAATCTGTTTAAGACCTTCTTCATTTAAAGACATCTGACCATTTTCAATCTGAAGAGCAGATAAATATGCAGTATCCATATTTAAGAAAGTTTGAAGATTATCTATTGATAATTTACCAGTTTCATTATACTCTTCCATTATAGAAGTTAATGAACTATAAGCTGATTGTAAATTATCTATACCTGAATTGGTTGCTTTTAAAGCATTTTGAACTGCTTCTCCCCATTCCGCCCAAGACATATTAAGTTTTTCAAGACTTTCACCAAGAGAAGTTAAATTTACTCTTTGTTTTGAGAAATCTTCTAGAACATCTTGATATTTTTTATTCTCAAGACCTAATGCTTTTATACTTTCTCTATATTCTTTATTAGCCTCTATACTATTTCTAAAATCTTTATTATTATTTATTATAGCTTTTTCTTGCTGAGTTAAAGAGTCAACAAAATCTTGACTTTGTTTACTTGCATTTTCCCCTGCAGTTATATATTCATATAATAAATCTAAATCATCTTCAGATATTGACCTCGATTGAATAGTAGTATTAAAATATGATGAATCCGTAAAAAACTCATTTGAAAGACCTTTATCTTCTTTTATGCTATTTACTATACCTTTATATTGTTCTTCAATCCTATTTAAATCTGCAACTTGATCATTATATTCATCTATTCTAGCTTGTTTTTTCTGTTGTTGAAATTCATTTTCAAGTTGACCTTGTTTAAGATAATAAGCTAATAATTGACCTTCTTGTTGTTCAAAAGTTTGATTAAGAAAATCATTTTGATTAATATTAAAAGTAGTTGAAAAATATTTATCAGAAAATAGTTCTTGTATATCTTCAGGTTTAAACTCTTTTCCTTCTGAATTTACAAATAATGTTTTTATTTTAACAAAACTATCTTCTTTACTAATTTTTTCAATAGCTTCTTTATTATTTATGAAAAATTGAGATATATCATCTTTATATTTTTCAGCTAATCCAATATATTGAGAAAAGAATTTAACTTCTGCATCAGAATAATTTTTTAATATATCATTGATTTGAGATTCAGAAAAACTACTATTTTCACTTAATGCAGTAATTAAATCTGCTTGCTGAGCATACTCTTTAATCTCGTCAATCCCATTTAAATAATTATTAACAAATTCTTGAGCATCTTCTTCAGAATCAAAAATTCCTCCTGATCCAGTTAATGCAGTAATTAAAGTTTCTCTAGCTTGGTTAAAATCTTGTCCTGAAGTAATATTCTCAACAATATCATTTAAAGGTCCATTTATAATTCTATTTTCTGCTTGAGCTTGTAAATCATTTTGATAAGCTTCTCTATAATTCTCTAAAACATTTTTGTTTTCAGTAATTATGTCTAATAATTCTTCTGCTGCAGTGGCATTGGATTCGTCAAGAAGCTTTAATAAAGATTCTCTATTTTTTGCATAAGCATCTATAAGAGCTTCTTCATCAATATGTCCACTTTTATCAATTTTAATTCCTAAATCTTTAAGATTAGATTTTAAAAGTGCTCTATTTTCATTATAAGCTCCTTCAAGTCCCAGAAACCCTCCTGTTTGCATTCCTGATAAATCGATTCCTCTTCCAGAACCCCAAGAAATATCATCTCTTGCTGTTGATCCTAAATTTTTCCAAATACTAGATTTTGCAGAAACTCTAGATAATTCTCTCTCATTTGAAGCAGATTCTGCTTTTCTTTTTGCTTGTTCTGCATTTGCTTCTTTAAGAACTCCCGCCAAATCCTCGTAATCAACTATTAATGCTTTTAATGCTAAATCTTGTAAACCATATTGCTTACATAAATTATAAATTTCATTTCTTGCACCTTCAGTTGTAATTTCTTGATTTTTAATTTTTTCATTTAATTCATCATACTTAGAAATAATTTCATCAATTTGTTTACCTTGCTCTTCTATTGCTTGAGTATGTTCTCTTGCTTTTTGAGCAGCTTCTTCGTCAGCTTTAGCTTCTTGCTCTTGTTCTTTTTGATATTTATTAGAAAAATAAGTTATTGCTCCAAAAGTTCCAGCTATTGCTGCCATTCCAAGAATAATAGGATGATTTTTTAAAGTGTCTAATAATCCTTTAAAAACTGTTGTTAAAGAAATATCAGCTGTCAAACCAGCTGCAATAGATGCAAATAATTTCGTAGCTAATGGTTGTAAAGTTTTAAAACTACTTTGAATCGCGGTGAATCCACTTACCAACATTGGTAAACTCATACCTACATTAGTAAGAGTTTGAAGAATTTTTTCTCCAGTAGATAAATCATCATTATTCCAAATACCGCCAAGATTTTTTACTGCGCTTATACCAGATGCTAATTGACCTAATCCACCTACTACAGAAACAATAGAAGTCGCCATCGCTTGCATCTCAGCGCTGTCTAAAAATGCTTTTTGTTCTTTCTTTCTTTCTTCAACACCAAAATTACCTGTCTGATCTCCAGCTTCATATATTTTAATTAAAGATTCTGCTGCTTTTTGTGCAGATTTTGGAAGTGTTTCAATTTGAGACTGTAATTCAATAATAGCATTATCTAAATCTTCTAAAGTAGAATTATCATCCATTAATACGCTATTAAATTTTCTAAAAGCAGTTTCTATACTTGTTATTTGACTAGAAGATAAATCTGGAAAAAGTTTTGTTTTATTTAATAATTCAAATTGACTTTGTAGCCCTTTTCCACCTCTTCTTAAACTATCTAAGCTTTTAAGCCATTTTTGTTCTTTTTGCTCTATTTCTTTTATTTTTGCTTTATTATTTATTGCATCATCAAGTTTTTCAGCATCATTATAAAGATTTTGATAACTAGAACGTAAACCTTTTATTCTTTTTTCAAAATTATCTATATCTGACATTGAGTCTCTTAATCTTTGACCCATTGCCTCTTTACTTCTCTCAGAAGGAGAGTTTCCAACTATATCATAATCATTGGTACGAACAGGCCCCTTACCAGTTTGAGCAGATCCCTTTACACTTTGAACTGCATCGCCATATTCTTTAAGAGCTTTTGTGCTTTCCTTCCATTGTTCTTCAAGAGCCTGAGCATCTCCAATTTGTTGAGCCATCATATTCGCTTGATTGATTTGCTCATTATCCATAAATTTATAATATTGAGAAGCAGTTTCTTGAGCATCTACTAAAGCTTTTACAGCAGGATTATTTTTATATGCAGAACTATTTTTAAACATCTCAATAGTATCAAGTTGAGCCTTTAATTGTTCTGTATTATCTTTACTTTTCTTTAAATTTGTAACAAAGTTAGCAATTCCTTGACCTAATTGTTTACTAAAAACTCTTGTCGCAGTAGCACCAAGCATTAAAAATAAATTATTTCCGCCACCAATAGAGTCTATTAACTCTGTAAATAATTTTATAACTTTTGTTAAACTATCAATAAGATTATTAATAGTATCAGTATCTAATAAAGAATCATATAAATCTTCCCATTGAGTCTTTAAAACTTGAAGATGAGCTTCGGTAGATTCCATATATATATCTTGTTGATGCTGTAATGTACCCATTGCATTTTTAGAAGTATTTAATGCATTTGAATACATATCCCAGTTATCAAATAAAGCAACTAAGTTATTATATTGACGTTTACCAGCAAGAGATTGCGCGACTGCTGCTTGTTGAGCCTTGGTCCAAGTATCCCATTTACCAGCAACCTCTTCAATAACATCACCCATCTTACGTAAATCGCCATTAGTGTCAAGTATTGAAACACCAACCTTTTCAAGAGAACCAGATACATCACCAAGTTTTAAACCATCTTCATCAGTATCTCCAAGCTTAAGGTCGGACATACGTGCAAAAATAGTTTTTAATGCAGTACCAACTGACTCAGGCGCTTGACGAGTAATAGATACAATAGTCGCAATCATAGCATTAAGTTGATCCATGTCAACTCCCATGTTATTTGCGGCAGATGCAACTTTACTCATACCAACTGATAATTCTTCAAGGTCTGCAGCTGTTGTTGCGGCAACCGCAGCTAATTTATCAACTGCAAGCTCTGTCTCTTCAGCACTTACTTTATAACCATTCCAAACGGCTGTTAACTCTTCTGATACAGCTGCACCAGATTGCCCTGTAACGTTTGCGGCTTTAAGAGTTGTTGCAGCACGAGCATTAGCTTCTTCATCGCTTAAACCTTGCTGATAGTAAATTAAAGCAGCTTCTGTGTACTCGGTCGTAGAAGCTCCTAAACTTTTTGCAGCTTTATTTGCGGTACGAGCAAAACGCTCCATCTCATCAGCAGATTTACCTGTAACTATACGAATATCATTTAAAGATGTATCTAAATGTTGAACATATCCATATGCTTGTTGAACAGCGCCTGTAAAACGATTAATTGCACTTGATGAAATTTGCCACTTTAATGTATTCATTAAAGTTTGTCCCATCTTATCAAGAATACCATGCGTCTTTTTAAATTGCATTTCTGTTGTTAATGCAGATTTTGTTATTTGATAAAAAGCTTGTTGTCCTTGTTGACCAAAATAAGAAAAATTTTGAGCTAATCTATTTATTCCAATATCTTTTAAAGAAGTGTTTAATTTCTTTAAATTCATTAAACCTGTATCAACATTAAAAGCATTGTTAAAAGCTTGTTCTACTTCAACAATACTCTTTTGAATATCATGTACTTTCTTGCCAGCTTCAGAAAGATTCTTTAAGCTAGGATCCATCTTTAATAATTTTGACGAAGATGGAATAGAATTAATTAAATTGTTTAATTGATTTTTTAATTCATTTAACCCAGTCTTATCAACCTGAAATCCAACACTATATTGGATTTTGCCGGCATCTATTGTTCTTGCCATATCCTTGTTCCTCCTTAGTTCCAATTTTTTTCGATTTTTTATTTTGCGCAAAATAAAAAAATGCTCTTATTATCTATAATAATAAGAGCATTAATATTAATTAAATTTGACCTATTTTACTGCTTCAATAGGCTGATTAGTTTGAATATCCCTGTTTCCATTTGCGGCCTCTGCAAAACTCTTAACCGCCTGGAACTTCTCTGGATCAAATGTGTTTAAAATTTGTGCAGTCTGTTCCATTTGTTCAGGTAAATTATTAAAAAGTTCTGTTATTAAATATGCAGCAGTCTTTTTATAATTTAAATTTGCTTCGCGCTGAGTAGTTAAAAAATCAAATAAATCATGGTACTCTTCTTCAGGTATAGCAGATATAATCATATCTAACAAACCACATGATTTTAAATCATCATAAATCTCCATTGTATTTTCTTGAAGTTTTTCTTTATCAAATTCTATATCGGTATAAAAAACTGCAAGATAAAGATTGAAATACATATCTAAAAGAATCTCGTTATATATTCCATCTTCTTGAGACTGCTGAAGAGCAATTTGAACTAAATCAATCTTGTCATTAACTGAAAGATACTGTTTAACTTCAACTTCTTTTTCTTCTTCTCCAACCTTAAAAGAAATTGTTTTAAACATTGGTTCTTCCTTTTGAAAATCTTTTAATTGTAAATCTTCAAATTTCATTGTTTTATTCTCCTTTTTTCTCTTTTTTATATTATAACAAAATTTTTTAATTTTGTCAAGCTATAACATTGGTATATCTAATACACTAAAATCTATATGTAAATCTGAATCAAATGGATCTGGTCTTTTACTAGTATACTTTTTCAACGCTCCAGGTTTCTGCATTGATATGATAGCCTTTTGAATTAAATATGACACTGGAAAAACTTGAATTAAACTTTCTTTTCCTTTTCCTATATTAGTAACAAGAAAATCTACTTCTTCTAATCCTCGTAGTTCTTTTTTTGTATATTTAGTTCCAGCCCCCGTTAGTTCATAAATAAAACGTAAATAATAAATGTACTCTCTTGCTTGAGTCCATCTACTTTTAAGTTTACCATAACGTCTTGGGTCATAAATAGAAGGCTTCCTATCCTCTTCTTTAATTCTTTTGTATTTATATTTTTTCTCTTTTTTATTTTTTGCACATTTTTGTAAATTAAGAAGATGATATAAAGCTGAATGTCGAACTCTTGTTTCGCTACTTTGACCAGTAGCATCTGCAACAGCATAAAATACTTTTAAAAAATTAGTATTTCCTAATCCAATTTTAAAATCTGAATAAGATTTTGCACTTAATCTAGCTCCCTTTAAGGCTTTTATACCAGCTTCAACAGTATTTGAAAACTCTCCTTCTAATTCATAATCAATAGTAATATCTGAGGCTGCAACATCCGTTTTTCCTGATTTATCTTTAACTACAAAATGTTGAGTTTTTAATTTTATTTTTGATCCATCCGAATTTTCTTCTTTATAATACTCTAAAGTTTTTGGAAAAAGGTTATAAATATTAAAAGATCGATTGCTACTTTTATTATTTCTTGTTTGATTTTTATAATATTCAATACCTAATTCTGGCACTGTGACATAACGACTATCTTTTTTTAGAGCATCTCTAAAATCTTTTGTTCCTTTTTTCAATCCTTGTTCTATTAAATCGTCTATAATTGGTTGAATCCTTTCAGCTTGAATATTTCTAAAAGTAGCCATTAAATTTTCATCAAAACCTTGTTGATTTGCTTCTAAGAATTGTTGAACATTTTTTAATTCAACTGTTTCCTCTCCTAATCGAATAGGACGTCCTTCTACTTCAAAAAAAGTTTGAATAATAGCTTGAAGCTCTTTTTCAAAAACGTCACCTACATCATCTTTAGGATCCGTAGATCTTTCTTTCATTCTTTCAAATAAAGAAAAACTTTCTTGGTCTTTACCCATAATGGATTTTAAATTTGAATACAAAACTTTCGCTATTAAACTATCATTCTTTTTTAATATTGTTGGAAGAACTCTTAAAAACTCTTGTATTTTTTGCGCTCTTTCCCATTCTTTATTTTGTTCTTTATTAGAAATATTAAAATTATATTTTTTATTTAACTTATTATGTATATCTCCTAAAAATTCAACTACATCATAACGAGGAGTTGCTTGATTTAAATACATATTGTATTTCACCTTCTTTCAATAGAAGATAAAAAAATAGCGGGAAGCACTTTCTTTAGTGCTTCCCAAATCTATTTTTATATTAATTTAATTAACCTTCTTCAGTTGCATTACCCTGTGTAGTTCCTTCTGTTGTACCATAACCAATATACTTAGAGTCATCAATCTCTACTTTATTATGCTCAAGAGTTGTGTTATGAGGCATTACTGGATTAATAATCTTATCAGCATTTGTCTGATCCTCAATTACCTGAATTACACAAAGAACTTCTCTTGACTTATCAAAATAAGTATATCCTGGAAGAGCATCCATTGTGAAAGTAAATGTTGAAGGATCTCCAGTTCCTGAAAGAGAGAATGTAAAGTTAGACTGAATCTTAACATTAGGGAATGTTAAGTTAGCAGGCATATCTACACCATCACTCTTACGTCTAAATAATGTATCAGCTTCTACATAATAGTTACCAGCAAAGTTGTCAGCAGCAATCTGAAGTTCATCAACCTTTGCAGCCGGCTTATCAAGATAGTAATCTACGAATACAGTATAACTCTTACCTGCTTCAATAGTGGTTCTATCATCTTCTGCAAAATCTGCAATACCTGAACTTGAAACTCCTGTAATCTTAATACTTTGATTTTTTGTTGTAGTACTAGCCGCTGTCCAAGTCCATGTATTTCCAGACTTTGTAGCATCACCAACTTCAACTTTAGTACCAACAAGCATTTCTCCAGTTAAGCTACCATCACCTTCTGTTATGATAACATAAATAGGAGCATCATTTGATGCACAAATTTTTTCTCCTGCACCAAGAACGCTCTCTAAATTAATATAACCATCAACGGCTCCTTCTCCTGTACCAGCTACTAAATCAATACTAGCTGTACTTGTAGTATGGAAATGTACTTCAGATACAGACTTAGATCCCTGGAAAAGATCTGCACCAGAGAGCATTGCAAGAGAGATTGGTGAAAGGAGTGCGTCTTCTACAGTGAAAGTAAGAGTTTTTTCACCTTCCCAAGAAATAAGACGAACGTTACCTCTACCACCTTGTGCATATACAGCGGTTGTAGCTTGCTCAAGAGTAGAAGTTGTAGCAGTATCAATATAAAGAACAGGCTGTCCAGCTTTAAACTTATATTTACCTATATTAGTAGGAGTCTTAGCTCTGAACACCATGTTCGCACATTCACGAATACCAAATTTCATTGTGTTTTCCTCCTTAAAAAATTATTCGTTTTCAGAATTAAATTGGATGTCGCCCATCCAATCTTTTGCGTCCTTTATTTTTGTTGCTCCTGCAAGTTTTGCGCGAAGCGTATAATCAAAGGTAGTTTTTAATTGAAATCTTTTAAATTCTTCAATAAGTTGATAAACAGAATATTCTTTTAAACTATTCTTATCTTTTTGTTCTCCAACAGCCAATATATCAATATATCGACCATATAAGCTATCTTTTGATGGATCATGACCTCGTTCCCGCTTTAATTCAGCTAAAAGTTTTCTTTTAGCCATAAACTTATCTACGAGCGCTTGCGCGCGAGCCCCTTGTGGATTATATTCTGTACCTTGTTCAGAATCTAATAAATCCAAACAAAAAGCATCGTAAATAATATTTGTAAAATCATTAAAACTACTTTCATCAATCATATGAATTTGACTAAATTCATCTTGAAGAATAATAGAATGAGGAGTAAAAGTAACTTTATAATTTGGAAATATTAAAACAAAAAAATCTTCTATTGCTTGAATAATTTTTTTACTCTGCTCACTCTTATCGTGAATTACTTTCATAAATATTTCAAAATTCGATAATTGAATTGAATTATTTTTGTCCTGAAGAGTCTCATAATTTTTAGTAATTGCTCTAACCGCAATCATTTGAGTATCTTCTCCAATCATAGCTATTTCTTTTATCGAAGGTTGATATATAGTAACCTGTGCTGGCGGAAAAGGTATATTAACTTTAGTGTCTAATAGAAGTGCATTTACAGACTGTTCTCTTTTCATTTACTTGATAGCGCCTCTAATTTAGCATCATCTTCTGTAAAATGAACAGCTTCATATGTTAAAACATATCCAGCTAAATTAGCATCAAATACAACTTCTTGACAACCTAAAAACACAAACTCGCCAACTCCAGATAATTTATTAAAATTTAAAATTCCATCTATATAACCCGCAATCATTAAAGGTCTTAATTCAAACCCTTGTAAATCCCATTGTTTAGTATGACACATTATATCAAAATGAACAATGCAATCTCTAAATCTTTCATTAATTCTATTAGTTTTAAAATCATCAAAAGAAATATGTATATAAGATTTTACATCTTCATGTTCCTCAAATTCTAATCGAGGGGTTAATCTAATATATTTTTTATCTATTAAATCTTTAACACTATAATGTGAAACAATATCATTATATTTAGTAATATTATTATCTAAACAATCAGGAGTATTTATTACTAATAATTTTTTTAGACGATTACTATATGGATTACTTTCCATAAATAATTTATTTAAAATAATTTCTGTATCTTTTTCACAAGATAAAAATGATGATTGCAAAGTTGGTGGTAATGCATTTCGTTGCATTTTTATCTCTCCTTTTATCTCTTTATATTGCTTTTATCACAATATGTTTTACTAATTTATTATTATAAAACACATCAAATTTACCAGTCTTACCATTTAAAAGTTGAATAGTAACAGTAGTATCTTCTTTTTCTATAACAATAGCATCCATAGCCATATCTAATCCAAAATCTTTATTTTTAATTTCCCATAATGCATTCTCAACATATGGACAAGTTAAAATAATTTTATCATAAGGATAGACTACCTGCTCTTCATTTAGTTCATGATCTTCTTGAATCTCTTCTTGAATTTTATTACTTAAATCTTCAAATTCATTATTAAAATATTCTTTAAGATGAACTATTAATATATCTTCTACTGAATTAGGAGTAACTGCTTGAACTTCCCAAGGCTCTAATTCACCATTGATATTTGGAAGTTTAACTATTTTAAATCTTTTAAAATAATTTATAGTATCTTGATTACGTTTTATATATAAAGTTCTTGTATAATTAATTTTATTCCACTCTTCTAAATTCTTCATTCTCCATTCAATGGTTTGTTGATTTTCTCCAATGTTAGAAAACCAATATTTTACTCCATCTATTTCAAGAGGATATGAAAAACATTTTCTAATATCCGCTCTAAAATAAGCTAATTCTTCTAAATATTGTAGAGTGACTAACCAGCGAGTATTAGTTTCTTTCCAAATAAAAGTATCTCCACACTTGATTGGGACATCTACGACCCCTTCTGTCGTTTTTCCAATTCGAGGCATGCTTAGACAAATGTCTCGAAAAGGTACTGACAACATTTTTTTATCAGAATCATAAGTTAATTTATCTGGATTAATTAAACATCTAAATTCAAGAGTAGAATCATCTTGCTCAATAATCATAGTACCAGCCTGATAAGAATATAATAAAGCTTTTTTTAAACTTCTCAATTTATCTTCTATCATTCGACTTTGCTGGCGGGCGCCGCCCCCATAGTTAAGTCTTTTAGACATATTATCCAATGCATTCATCTTTTATATTATTTAGAAGGGCTAAACATTCAAATATAGTTCTTCTATAAAGACCAAAATCTTTTTCTTCAACTAAAGTAAATAGTCCTTCTAATTTACATATCAAACAAAATAATGTAGTATGATTGAAAGGTAAGTCGATAACCAATCTATACAATCCACATAATTCTTCTAAAATAGTTTCAAGCGGCTTTTGCCAATCATTACCCTCTTCTCGGGTAGGTAATAAAGCATATGTTAAATTAATAATTCTTTTAAAATTATTATTAATAGTTTCTGAATTTATATCTAAATTATACTTTGTCATCATACCAGAAACCCTCCTCTCCGCTATCTTCAGCAGGATCCTCATTTCCTAAAGAAAAAGGATATACTGGAGTTTCTGATAATATATGCATTGTAGAACGATATATTCCATTAGAATCTACTTTTCTACGTTTATATAATCTTTGAAGATGGAAGCCTTTTCTTTCATATTCTTTCTTCATAGATTGAAGTTTAGACATATGATTCGCCTGAGAAGTAAATTTAAAATCAGAACCGCTATACTTCATTCGTGTATTTTCAACACTTGCAAGCTGTTGTCCAATCCACTCTTCAACCATATAAGTAGCTAAAATATTACATTCTTCATCAGTTAAATCATTTATGAAATAACCGTCCTCGCTATCTTCATCTGAATCAGGAGGCGTTATTTCAAGTGATTTTCGTGGAAATTCAAAAGAATGAATAGCTGACATCAATAATTCATTTAACATAGACATAGTATCTTCTTTTGTAAATTCCATGTACATATCATCAGTAATTTTTCTTAAAAAGTAATTATAAACTGTTGAAAGAGGTGTCACTTTTAACCCTCCTTTTCTTATTCAGCATCAGGTTCAGTTTTCTTCTGCGGGATTGATGCTTTCCTTGTTACAGTTGTAGTTGTCTTCTTTATCGTTGGAGTGCCTGCTTTTCTAACTGGCTTTGTGTCTTCAACAACTTCATCATTCTTAGCTAATTCAATAGCGCTTGCTACATTAAAATTAAGTTTTCTTAAAATTAAATCTCTTTTAGCAACATCATTGAGAGGAAGCTTAACACTTATTTCCTTAATTAAATCTAAAACTCCTTTAGGAGCAAAATTTAAGCAGTCTTCAAACTGATCTAAAGTACCATTTTTCATTAAATCAACAATTTGAGTTTCTGAATAAAAATACTCTGGCTCAACTCCACCCATAAGCTCATTAACCGCATCTTCATTATAAATTATTAAATAATTATTAATTATATACTCTCCACCAGGAACTTGATAAAGTTTAAAGAGTTCATCAAAAGGAATCTCTTTTACTTCACCTGGCTGAAACTCCCTATGTAAATTGTTTAAATCAGGAATTGTATATCCAACAGAACCAAAATCTCTATTTTGAACCTTTATTAAAGTGTTATTATCTATCATATTATTATCTCCTTTTATCTCCATATAAAAATATAAAGGGAGATTTAAAAAAATCTCCCTTTATTTAATTGTTTATTAATACTCAACTGAAAGTCCAGGAGCTGCCTTCTTAGTTATTGTTCCTGAAGGTGTACCTTGAGTAAGAGATGTATTCTGATATACACAGATACCAGCATTAAGACCTACCATACCGATACCAAACTTCTTATATGTTTGGATTTCTCTTGACCAGTCTTTGTTTTCCCACTCTCTAACTGCGGCATCACCTTCAAATGCAACCTTAATAGGCTTATCTGCACCTGTTGGTATAATGTAAGCATATGAAGGATCCATAACTTTTACAGTATTTCCAGTATCTTCAAATGAGTTAGGAAGAATTACTACATTATGTCCTTTATAGTTAGCAAGATAGCCAACATTCCACATTGTATTCTTCTGTTCATTAGAAATCCAGTTATTATCAGGAACCATTGTTGCTGCAAATTCAAAAGTACAATAAATAGTAGCCTTTCCATAAGCATCTGCTATCTGAAGAAGCTGATCCATCTTTGTCTGAACGAATGTATTATCACTCTTCTTATTTGTATTTGCAATCTGACCAACTGCGCTCTTAAGAGCCTTAGCAATCTCTCTAAATACGCACTCATTAAGACCATCATTGATAATCTCAACAACGTCAGCCATATCTATTCTGCCATCAAGATATTCCTCAAAGCCAATCTGAGCAGCTCCGCCCCATGCCTCTGTAGGAACCTCTAATGTATATCCATCAAGCTTGAATACTTCATAAACACCAGCGAGACCTACTTTAGTAACAAACTTCTTTGCTCTAGCCTTAGAAGCTTGAGAAGCTTTTACTGAGAAGACAGGCTTGTCGCCCTGAGCAAAAGTACGAATATCAGCGAACTGACCATACTGCTCAATAACTCTCTGAGGAAGAACCTCATCTATAACTTGTTCAATTAATTCAAAAAGAATATTTTTATTCTCTCTATAAAGAGCATATGTTCCAGCAATTTCTCTAAGTTCTGCACGAAGAGTATCATCAAGCTCTTTATAAGAATATTTACTATCACCAAAGCTATAAGCAACAGCCGCAGAAGGATTAGCCTTTGCTACTGTCTTAGCAAGTGTAAAAAGTTCTTTCTTTTGTAATGCCATGACCTTAATCCTCCTTTATATTATAATACACGTTGTAACTTAACAGCCGGATAATTAGCATCAGCATCAGGCATTGTTGTTATAGCAACTACCTTAAATGCAGGTGCAGTTGCAGTTGCACTAGCTCCAAGTACTTCAAGATAACCTGTACTTCCAACAACAAGTGTATCTCCTTCGTTGACAGTTACAGCTGTAGTTTCAGCAGTTTCAGATGTATTAGGTCCAAGTGTGTTTGTTGTGAAAATATCACCAACATTAGTCTTAAAAAGCCTTGGAACCATTTCACCATCAACATAATCTGTCTTAATCATTGCAAAATCTTTATGATTCTGTTTTCTTACATCATAAAGCTTTTCTTCATTGTAAACTAAAAGCCATTCACCAGCAACACTTGAGCTAGCAACTGCTTTTCTATTCTCATAATCATATTTTAAGAACATTCCATTCTCAATTATATTAAGGCTTGAATCAGCAATAAGCTGAGCATAAATCTGACCTGTTCTTTGAGCAGAAAGGTGATTAGGCTCTACCTGTCCAAAACCTTTTCTCTTTATTGTAGCCATTTTGGATTTCCTCCTTTATATTATTGTTCTTTTATTCTATTATCAACAGCTTGTAACCATTCAGGCTTGCTATTAGCACCTGGTTCAATATCCACTGTTATACCCTTTTCAGAATCTTCTTGTACGGTATAACTTACTTTCTTATCATAACATAAAACTGCTAATTCAGCTTTAATTTGCTGTAAACTATATTCAGCTTTATGCTCAATAACATTTTTCTTATCTTCTTCTGAAAGCATTGAAAATTCAGCAATTAAAGCATCTTTTTCTTTCATTTCTGCTTCTTCTGCCTTCTTCTTAAACTGAGTTAATTCATTTACAAGCTTCTCATTTTCTTCCTGTAAAGCTTTATAAGATGTCTGAATCTCTTCAAGTTGCTGAACAACTAAGGCATATTTCTTTTCTTTTTCATCATCTTCCTCAGTCTTTTTATCTTCATCTCCGTCTGAATCATCTTTAGAATCTTCTTCATCTTTTTTCTCTTCTTCATCATCTTTTACATAATCTGCAGAACCGCTTTCTCCATTATCAGCTCCATCAGTTGAATCAGAACCACTCTCAGATTCATTCGTTGAATCAGTAGACTCACCTGAAGTATTTTCAGTAGAGTTGTTGTTATCTTCAGTATTTGAAGAATTATTGTTTTCAGAAGAGGTATTCTCTGCTGGTTCTTCAACTGTTACAGTCTCTTCTACAACAGCATCATCACCAACTGGCTTCTTAATTTCGTTTTCCACTGTATGATTACCTCCTTGTAAAGTATATTGCAATTCTTTCATCATACTAAATAAAGTTTTCTTAAAACTTTCATCTAAAGTAAAATTTTTACTTACATTAGGTGCAGTTATTGAAGCCCCTTCAAAACAAGGTTCAACATCATCACCTAAAATACATAATTTTGAAAATATTGCGTCATTTATTATAAAAAATTCACAATCTGAATTTGCTTCTTTTGACCAAAATCCACTCATAGAATTTTCATCAAGTTCCATAGATTGCGGTTTCCCGCCTTCCATGAATAATTGTTGAGCTTCTTCATATTGACCAGTCCATAAATATCCAGTAGTCATAAGATAAGTTCTTGTTGTACTTTCGCCATTTTCATCGAACTCTTCAAACTCTTGAAACCATACTTCAGCATCTGGAGATACAAAACCATAAGGCCTAGTTAAAACATTAAAATGAATACCCTCTCCATCTACAATAACTTGGTCACCATGATCAAAGAAATCTTCTTTATCTTTTCTATAATACCCAACAATAGGAGCGCCACGAAGAGTTTTTGACATCTCCGTAGCAGCTTCTTTGCTAATACTCGTTCCATTTCTATTTTTACCTAAATATAAAACTTTTATTTCACATTTAGACATCATAGGATTTAAGTCAAGAGGCTGTAAATTAATAAATTCCGGTCCATTTATTGTTGCAATAGACTGATAATTATTCATTTATAAATCCTCCCTTTATATATTTAATTTTTACTTTCTATATTTTGAAGAGTTTTGGCAGATTTTTCTTCATCTGGCTTTTCAGGGCGGCCGCCCTGATTCTCTTCTCCTGTTACCATTGTAATTCCAGTTCTTCTTCGTCCAGTTTGCTGTTGCGCAAGCGCGTCTGCATTCATAGTATTAGAAGTAAGTGGAGGAACAAATACAGTAACAAGATTTAATAGATCATTTTCAAAGAACGCATTTGCTAATATTGTGCTTTGCGCAAGACCCATCGCAATTTGCGGAAGCATTTTGCTATAACCCATTTGAGTCTGCTCTTTATACATCTTTGATAATTCTTTATAATCATAAATTGTAGTTGGTAAAATTTGAACTTTATAAAAAACTTTTTTAGGAGTTTTATTAAAGTTTAATAATAATTTATTCATTAACCATTCAAGTTGTTGAACTAAATTACTCATCATTGCACTATCATTAGCAATAGATTTTTCTAAAGCAATATTACCATCTGTATTAAACTGCATTTGAGAAACACCAGCTTCGTTGAATACTGTTCTTTCTACTTTTTCCAAATCATCAACTGTAGTAGTAGTATTTCTATCTGCCATGTCCGCAACTTCTACATCTGCAAAAGTTGTCAATACATCAATACCAATAGCTCTTGATAGCATTTTAACTGCATTATTATGAAGCTGTTGCGCTTCATCCATATCAAAAATTAAATCACCATTTTTATCTAAAGGTAATTTTTGAATCAATATTTTAAGAAGCTTCTGAGCCATCTTTTTCCTATCTAACTCTTGAGCTTCATTTAAATCTATAATTGCTGGTATAACTGATGCCATGATAGGAATATCACTATCATTAATATTAATTTTAAATCCATAGTCTGGATCTAACATATACCAACCTGCAGAATCACCCTGATAATCACCTTTTAATTTTCCATTTGAAAATAATTTATATCCCTTTTGAATATCTTCAGGAAAAGATTTTAAAACTCTTTTACGATACTCTTTATCAGGATAAAAATCATCAAAATATTTCATGTTTAATTCGACAACAGGCTTGCCAAATTTTTTATATCTTGAACGACAATATAATGGTGGTAACTCTTGAATACTCGGTCCAGTAGCAGAATGTATAATATATCCATAATAACATCCATATCTTACTACTCTTAATGCAATATCGCCTAAAATTTGTTTGGCATTAAAATTATCAAGATAGGTCATAGCCTTAAAGAAACTATCTAATATTTTATTTACATTCTTAGCTCCTAAATCGCCTTTTTTGTCTTTATCATCTACGGGGTAAGTATCACCACCATAAATATAAGGAACTATATACCAATCATATCTATATAAATAAGCTAAATATCTACAAAGGCGACCATATATACCACTTGCTTTATAATAAAAATCTGATATTTCTCTTAGTTGATTTACATTATTATTATAAATAGCTCTTAATACATACTCTTTATCGCAATAATTACCATTTATCTTTTTTAATGGAGTAGTAATTGTTGCATCTTCAAGAATTTTAGCACCAACTTTTATCTTTGAAAAGTCGATCTGTCCAGATGATGGACTAATAGGAAAATCATCTTGATTATTAGAGGAAATTCGCATATTAAGATTACGAGATGATTCTCGATCAAATCTTTTTGCTCGCATAATCTTAATCCTCCTTTTTAATATCCTGCTAAATTCATTATATAATCATAACTTAAAATAGGTTCATCAGTATAAGGAATTATAACTAATTTAAGATTATGTTTTTTACAATATTCTCTTTTTTTCAAATCATTAAATTGCTGTTTCCGTAAACCGCTCCAACCACCAAATTTTTCTTTTGGTTGATAATGCTGAATACCTTGATATTCAATAAGAAAATCTAAAGCTCCATCATCATCAAAAACTGCAAAGTCAAATCGAAGCGGGCGCCCGGTATTAGACAGGAGATCTTTAAAACTATATTCTTCTTGAAATTCTAATCCAGCTTCAGTTAATATTTCTTCTATTGTTATTTCACCTCTACTTGCTCTCATATCAAAGCTCTCCTTTCTCTATAATATATATAAAAATTAATAAATTAACTTTAACAAACTTTGACCAAAAATTTTTTAATTAAATAACATTAAATCAGCTATACCAAGACCTTTTCTTCTATGTTTCTTTTCTTCTTCTTTCTTTATAAACAACATCCCATATTCAAAAGCAGAAAACTTATCTTTAGGAGTACCTCTTGAAGATTGTTTTAATATAATATTAACACCTTCATTATCTTCTACTAAATTTAGCATTTGTTCTCTTAATGAAGTAGTAAGAGTAAAAGGCATTAAATATTCTGCTCTCTTTTCAGGAGTCATTCCTTGTCCTAATTTAGTATCCATTAATTTTAATTTTGCAGTAGTTTCATCTATTAAAAACTTAACTTTTCCACTTGATAATTGAGTTTGTACATAACTATGTGCTTCTGTGTTAATAGGAGCATTCGCCTTAATAAGATACATAGCATCTTTCTCAGTTTCAGGAGTTTTATATTTTTTATACTCTGGATAATCTGCAATATTATCAATCCCAAAAGGCGGTAACACATCTCCAGTTTCGGGATCTATTTGAGTTTTAATCATATAGTCTATGAGTCCAATACCAAGACCATTTGCATCAATAGCACAAACTCTTGCTTTATATTTATAAAATAATTTTTTAATATTTATAGCTTGCTGTTCAAAATGTTCTTCTTCCCAGGAATATATATTTACAACAGACTTCAGTGAGGTTCCTTGCGGTTGCGGCGTTACTTTAATTACTACACATTCTGTAGTACAACCTTTTCTACCAACGTCTATACCAAGCACATAATATGCGGTTTTACTACTTCTTCCGCTAAATTCATATTCTGGCTGTAAAAGAATACGATATTTATCAAAAATCTCTGACGAGAAATAAGCATTTTCCGCGTCTCCGCTCCATTCAGATTCATATTCTCTTCCAAATGAACTATCATTATATGTTCCATCAAGCTTCAACTGTTGAATAAAATTTTTAGCTAACAAGCCTTCTGCAACTGGAATCCGCCATGTTCCCCCCATTACCACTGAACTTTCACTATTTGTTACTTGTTCAAGTAAAATCATCATTAATTTTTCATAAGCGAATGTATTTTTCCAGCCTGCTGTAGTTCCTTTTTATTCCATACGGGTCGTTAATCCGTATGCGTTCTCTAATGAACTGCTGTATATTTCTATACAGAGTAGACTATATCTTCACCCTCTCTTTCAAGTAGGGGGCCACCACTTCCACTCACTTGAGTGTACTCCCTTTCGGGATAGTCGTTGAACCTTCTCTTTCGAGTTTGGCTGCTGATTACCCTCGTCTTTACGTTAGGGCTTTCCAGCAATTCAATGGCTTACAACTATTAATCTCTTAATAGCGATGCTAATTTATTTTTTTTGTTCCTCCGTTAATTTTTTATATTCAAGCGCATAATCTTGATAAGTTAATTCATTTTTAATACAATCAACTTTGTAACGTTTTGACCAAAAAAATTAACATAAATTTGACTCTTATTAATGATTTCTTCCTCTCGTCTAGTGCCATCTGAAAGAAGTCTATCTACGTTCATAGTTGGGATTATTACTTCATTAAGAAGTGTACCATCCACAAGTACGCATTCTTCTATAAGTCCTCCAGTAGCTCTTCGACCTCTCGAACTTTGTCTTGCGGCCATAACATCAAGAATACTTCCATTTTTAAATAAATAACTAAATTCTTCTTTTGAAGATTTAGATTTACCTCTGTCAAAATTTACTTCATTTGCTAATCCTGGAACAAGTTTACATAATTCCTCAGCTTTCTCTCGAACAATTCCTGTAGCTTGTTCCTTACCGCCAGTAGTAACAAACAAATGACATCCTGGATAAAAGATACATCTAAGCATTAAAACTAATACTGATAAAAATGATTTAGAATAAGCACGCGGGTAAACTGCATATACGTGTCGATAACGCATAGCTTGTCTTAAAAAAACTCTTTGATAAGTATATAAATGTAAAACTTTACCTTTTCCGCCACTGCATTCGACACAAAAATCTATATACATGTCAGGATATTCTCTATAAAAACTTATTGCTTTTCTTAATTCAGGCAAACAAGCCCGCAACCGCTCTTCAGAAACACCTATCTTTTGATTAGCTTTATTTGTTGATAAAGCGATTAAATCTGCTAACCCCATTTAATCACCTTCCTTTTCATATGCATTTGACTCTTGAGTTACTAAACTATCTTCTTTTCGTTCTTCTTCAATTCTTTCATAATATTTTGCAATATCTTCATCTTGGATTTCATCATCTTCTACTCCAACTTCTCCTTCAAGAGCTTCATGTTCTAATTGTATTTTCTTTAAATAATTTTCTATCTGTTGACCAAAACCTAAATCTTTTGTTACTAAATTATATAGATATTTTTGATTATCTTGAATTATTACATCAATTATATCTTGAGGAACGTCTGTTACAAATCTTGGGATAAAACCTTCTTCTCTTTCACAGAAAGCAACAATTTGTCCTACACATGAAATTTGATCATTATCTTTATCTTTATTCTGTGCGGCAGTAAACTTACCAGATTTTCTTAATCCATCACTAACTCGCGCAAGCTTTTGATAGCCATCTACGTCTCCACAATCAATAGCCTGATTCATTTTTAAGTCAGTTTTACACATTAGAATTAATGTATTGCGGGAGTCCGCATCTTGAATATCAAATGAATCCATCATTTCAGTGTACTTCTTTTCAAGTTCAATCCACTCATTAGGTTTATATAATCTGCCCCATTTCATAGCTAAATAAATTTTATCTTCGTCAGTTAATTCAGCTGCTGGGTCTGGAAGCTCGTCTTCAGACATATATCCTGCGTCAAATGTATCTCCAACCACCTGCCCGCCGCCAGGTAGATTAAAAACATCTACTCCACTAGGATTAGATGGACTTTGAAGATTTTCTTTTTGACTTTCTGTTGAAGCTAAAGTTTTATATTCTGCTTCTGAAATAACGCCTTCTGCAAAAGCTTTTTTTAGTTCTTCGTTACGGGCTTCTTCTTCAGCTTTATCTTCTTCTGTCATTTCTGCTTCAACATCTGAATACTTTTCTTTCATAATTCTTTCAGAATCCGCCCAAGTATAAGGTTTTCCCGTTTCTTTATCATACCACTGTTTGAGCTTCATTTTCGCCAAATACTTGCCCATAACCGCGGATCCCCCAGTCCCGCCTTTAGGATCTTCTTGAAATTTTTTATCTCTTAATATATTCCATTCAGGAGGAATATAAGGAACATCCATTCTTTGAAGAATCCAAGTAAAAGTATCTGGTTCAAAATTATTTATGTGCGCGCAAAGGCAATCTTTACACATTTCATCATGCGTTCCATCTCTATGCTTATAAAATTTAATTTCAGACATAGTTTTTTTACATCTTGAACAAGTGTATTTTTGTTTTGGAGTCGCGCCATCTTTTAATGTTGCCATTAATCTTTCACCGCCCCTACTTTTTTATTTCGACAATCTTTACAGATACTATACCATCCGTCTTTTGAAGTCTTATTTTTTGAAAAAAACTTTGTATGTCCTAATTTAATTTGTCCACATCTACTACATTTTTTCCAATGTCCTTTTTCTTTTTCTGTATAATGCCATTCAAGCCATTCTTTTTGAGCTTGTTCAGCTATTAATTTAGGTATTTTATTTCTCCATAAAGATGATATATATTCAACAGAATATCTAATTCCAAAAGTCATCTCTAATTCTCTTTGAATATCAGTATTTTGTAATCCATCAATTTTATAAACTAATAAGTCATAATAAAGAGGATAATCTTCAAGCGCGCGCAATATTAATTCTTCAAGAGAAAGAATAAGATAATACATATCTGATTCAAACTTTCCATAACATTCTTGTTTTATTTTTGAATAATTACATAAAATTGCGGAAACGTGCGCGGGAATGAGTAACGAAACATTTGCATCAATAGTAAGATCATCTTCATTTATAGATATATTTTCATAAAGATTTAGTTTTGATGCGGATTTAGTTGCGTTAATACACGCGATAGGTTTTTTATAAGACATTTTAAGAACATATTGATCTTTTCTTAATTCTATTATATTCTTTTTAATTGAATAGCGGGCGCGCCCTGTTGCTGTTTGAAGACAGCTTTCTAATCTATGAATTTCATCTACCAGTTCGCGCAACCCTGGAACTTCTTCAATATCTTCTTCTGTAATAGAAATTTTTGGTGTGAGAATAATATTTTTATCATTATCTATAATTAAATTATAAAGACTATCTTCTCTTAAAGAATTACTATTTCCTTCATCATTACTAAAAATCATAGCTAAACCTTCTAAGCTTGTTTCCCGTTTGTCTATGGTAGCATTTTTTCTATTTTTAGTAATAATCTTTTTATCATTTTCTTTTTTATTCATAGTAAAAATGATATAATCAGCTAAAACATCTAAATATTTATTAGTCATTTTTTCTGAAGGAGTATTCTCAATAATTTGATTAACTAATGCAATTCTTTCTGAAGGGTCTGTAATTGTATAATCAAGTTTAATTCTTTCAGAATCTTCTTGCTTTTCTTTTGTACTTTGCATTGGAAATCTCCTTTCTTATTTTATATATTCATTATACTAAAAAATTTTTCTTTTGTCAAGGTCTTTTTGGGCAAATTTGACAAAAAAGAAAAAATAATATATAATTATATTAGAAAATATTTAGAAAGGAGATGCGGCAGGCGAGCTTTGAGGCGTCATGAGGCCGCGTTCGCGCATGGTTTATAATAAAAGAGAAGGAAATATATTTGATTATGATGATAGGATTTTAGTTTATTTAAGTGATAATAAGTGTAGCATGGAAAGAGGGGTCGGTCCGCGCATAAAAGAAAAATATAAGGTGAATCCGCAAGCGCTCGATGGATGGAACGGACATGGGTTTGCGCATTTTCTTTTGAGAAATTTAATTCTTTTGATTGTGTGTGGTTATCAGAAAACTGTTACTAAAAATAGATTACTTGAAGGATTAATAAATATAAGAAATACATTTCGACCTTGTAAATTACTTTTTGCAGAGAAAGATTTTGAAGAGTTTGAATGGAATGAAATTTATGAATTATTATTTTATGTTTTTGGAGAAACTCAATTTGATATTTTAGTTATTGAAGATGAGGGATTGGAAGGGAGTATTGAAGATCCAGATATGGAGAAGATTAATTATGAAAAAAAGAAGGACAAAGAACTAAGTAAGAAATACGTTTAATTCGTAATTGGAATAGAGGGTAGGTGTGTAATTTTTTAGAGGATTCGTTATTCGATTAAAAAAAATATTTTCTCTGAGAATAGACGTTGGATATTATTTACTCGTTATTCGATTTAAAAAATTATTTTCTGTGAGAATTGGGGTGCGCATTTTTTTGAACACCTGTTCGATTTTTCACAGCCCATATGGTTAGCCGGGTCTAACCCAAATTAGTTTTAACTAACTTGAGTTTACTGTGCCTAACTTTTGTTAGGTAAGCTGAACTTGTAGCCGCTACCATTTAATTATAATTAATCAAAAATGATCTCTATTCAAATTTAGATTAATTGTATCATAAAGAAGATATTTTGTCAAGTAAAAATTTTAAAAAATTTTACACAAAAAATTTTTCTATTTTTGTGCAAAATTTTTATTGACAAATAAATTGATTTGTGATATACTTTAATCACAGTAAAGGAAAGGAAGCCAAGAGGCTAAGGTAAAAAAATATGACATACTACATCATCGACACAAACAACAGAATATTCACAACAGTAAAGAATGACGAGGAAGGCGCAAGACTCATAGCTGAGGAAATCGGCGGGTTCTACATGACAGACGAGGACTTCGTTTGGTAGACAAAAAGAAGAGCTGAAAAGCTCTTCTTTTTTTGATGTGCGCGAACCGCGCCTTGAAACGCCACGAAGAGCGACCAGCCGCACCACTCGAAAAAACTCCAAATTTAATTATACCACAGCACAGCATAGTTTGTCAAGTGTTTTTTTGCAAAAAAATAAACAAATTTTTTTCCTATTTTTGTGAAAAATAACAATAAAAAATATTTTAAAAAAGTATTGACAAAACTGGTTTAATTTGTTATACTTAACTCAAGAAAAAGGAAAACAAACAAAAGGAAAGGAAAGGTAAAAACTATGAACGAAAGTACAATCACGATTAGAGGAAAAGAGTATACAAACAATGATACAATTGAAAAACTTAATAAAGCACTTGAAGAAATTGAAAAAGTTGATTTCATGCTTAAAATGATAGATACATGGACATGGGAAACAAAAGAAGCTGATGATAGAAACAAAAGAAATAAAGTGATTATCACAGAATGGATAAATAAAAGATAATAAAATAAATAAAAAACTTGAAGCAAAAGGCTTCAAGTTTTTTAATTTAATCGAAAACAACGTAAAAAAGCCAAAAATATTATAACACATGAAAGCACATTTTGTCAAGTAGAATTTGCAAAAAATTTGTACAAATTTTTATCACTTAATTTGTGCAAAAATAAATAAAAAATTTTTAAAAAAAGTATTGACAAAACCGGTTGTTGGTGATATACTTAAATCAAGATAAAGGAAAGGACAGCGAAAGCTGAAAAGGTGAAAATTATGTACGAAGTTTTATTAGCAGATAAGGAAGTCATTGAAACAAGAAACTACAAAGAAGCAATGAACACATTTAATTTTTACGCAAAAGAAAAGAAGCTTTTCAATCTTGACTTTGTAATAATAATGAATAAAGAAGAAAACTTTTATCTTGAAGCTTAAAGCTTCAAGATAAAAAGTTAAAAAATAGTTGACAAAACAAAATGAAAATAGTATAATAAAGGAAAAAGGAAAAGAGGACAAAAAAAATGGCAATAATAATGATAGATGGTTATGTAATTGATAAAACAAAAGCAAGCGAGATTGATATAAAAAGACTTGAAAATGCGGGCTTCAAAATAATAATAAAAAAATAAAAAAGTAGTTGACAAGTAAGAAAAACAATGATATAATTAAATCAGAAAAACAAAAGGAGGACAAAAACATGATGAATATTTACGAAATTTGGGCAGAGGGTGAAGAAATCGCAACTTTTACAGATAGAGCCGAGGCAGTCACTGAGTACAACAAAATAAAAGGTAACTACAAAGAAATAACACTTTTTACCTACAAAGTAAAGGCTGAGTAAATCAGCCTTTTCTTTTGTTACCGACCGCCTGACCGCCAAAAAATTATATCACATGGCAGTGTAATTTGTCAAGTAAAAAATAATAAAAAATTGCACAAATTTTGATCACAAAATTTGTGCAAAATGACAAGAAAAATAAATAAAAAAATTTTAAAAAAACTATTGACAAAATGTATTAAAGATGATATACTTTAATTACAGTAAAGGAAAGGAAAACCGGAAACGGAAAAGGTACAAAAATATGACAAAGAAAGAAATCAAGAAGAACTTAAAAAAGGATTATATCGAAGCATTAGCATTTTTTGCAGAGTCTCTTTCAGAGGTAGACGAAGATGAAATGGAATTTGAAATTGAAGAACTTGACACAAAAGTTTGGGAAGCAATAGGACATGATACAGATATGCAGGATATGTGGTTAAGAGTTTATTCAGGTTTACTCACAGCAGTGTAAAAAAGAGCCGAAAGGCTCTTTTTTCGTTACATACGTTTCAGCGCCAAAAATTATATCACATGGCAACGGGTTTTGTCAAGTGGAAATTTGCACAAATTTTATATAAATTTTTATCCTTAATTTGTGCAAAATTTTTTATAAAAAAGTATTGACAAAACCGGTCTTGTTTGATATAATTTAATCAAGATAAGAGATAAGCAACACAATCGAATAGGGTGGGCGGACGAGCCAAGCGCCGGTTGCTCATTTGAAAGACAGAGAGCTTACAAAAAATCTTAAAAATTTAATAAAAAGGGCTTGACAGATGGTCAAGCCCATGATATAATAAAATCACAATAAAGGAAAGGACGACCGGAAAGGTTGAAAGGTACAAAGGTATGAATAAGAATTGGAGAGTTTGGGTTTTAAGAGATAAGGACGGAAAGGAACTTGCAAGAGGACGCAAGAAGGACGTTATCAGTGTTTGGTATCCACGTTATGTATATGACCACATTTTCACTGATAAGCTTTATCAGACAAGTGAGAAACTCTTTGATTAGAGCTTCTCACTCCCATAAAAAAATAAAAAATAGTTGTTGACAAACTAAAAAAAGTATGATATTATAAATATAACAAAAGGAAAGGAAACCGAAAGGTAAAGGGTAAAAAATTATGAAGTCTACAGGTTGGTATATTTTTGAAGATGGTTATCAGTGTTGGTATCGTGGTCTGAGCGCTTCAGAGAAAAAATGGGAAGAGCGTCAGCACGGAAAGGTTGTAAAGTTCATTCCTACACCATAAAAAGAAAAGGCGGAAACGCCTTTTCTTTTTTTAATACTCGGCAGCGGCTGCCGCCACGCCAAAAATATTATATCACAGCTATACGCATTTTGTCAAGCACTTTTTTCAAAAATTTTATACAATAAAAAATCCTATTTTTGTGCAATTTTTTTGTTGACAAATCCGGTTGAGTATGATATACTTTAATTACAGTAAAGGAAAGAGAGGAAAACAAAATGATAAACATAAGAACACTCAAAAAGATAAAGGACAACGGCGGGCTTACCCTTAAGAATGGTAAGGTTATAACCTACAAGTCAGGGTGGCAGGTTGCCACCGAAGGCATAGAGACCGAAGATATGGTTGTTGCTATGAAGGCAATCAAAGCATATGACGGCAACTGTGGCATATGGTTCTCAAATGGTGTTTGGTATATAGATAAGAGTAAGCGAGTAAATACCAAGCGTGAAGCCCTTACAATCGGGCGGGCTTGCAATCAGATTTCAATTCTGAAGTGGGCAAATATGACCTTAGCATATTGCTAAGGTCATATATGAAAAATAAAAATAGTTGTTGACAAATAAAAAAATATATGATACAATAAACTTACAAAAGATTAAAGAGAGGATAAAAAAATGACAGTAAAAGATTTAATTACAAAACTTTTAGATTATCCAATGGATGCAGATATAATTATAAATAAAGAGCTTAACTATAATATCTGGGTAAATTCAGAGCCTATAATTTCTGAAACAAATGCAAATTGTATAACATTAAGTTTTGATTTTCCTACTGAAAAATTTGAAATTAAAAGAAAATAGGGGTTGACAACCTCAACCCCTTATGATATAATAAAGAAAAACAAGAGAGGTAAAGATATGGGAAGAGCGGATTATAAAAAAATGGCAAGAACAAAATTTGTAGGACAGTGTACTTTTGGCGGTCTTTGGTGGGTAGAAAAAGTTGCAACCAAGAAACAGGCAAATAAAAGATTTAGAAAAATAAAAATAAAGGGTTGACAAGTAAACTTCTTTATGATATAATAAACTTACAAAAAGGAAAGAGAGGAAAACAAAAATGCTGAATAGAGAAGAAATGCTTGACGAGATGATAAGAAGAAGAGGTTTTGAAGATGAATATACGGTAGAGTTCTCAAGGATGGCAAAGACAATAACCAATATAGACATTCTGCGGTTAGCTTTTGCGGTGATGATAGCTAAGCCAGTGATGGATGAGGAAGAATAACTTCCTCGTCTTTGGGCGGTCTGCTGGCGGCTGTGCGAATCGCCAGCAGACCGCTGTACTTGTTAGAGCAGATCTCAGGCTGTTTGTCAAGCACTTTTTTATGTGCAAACTGCACAAAAATTTTCCTGTAATTTTGTGCAATATTTTGCTTGACAAGCGCCCACCAGTGTGCTATACTTAAATCATAGTAAAGGAAAGAGAGGTATATTCTTATGAAGGAAATGTTTTTTAATATGGTAAAGGTTATTATCGGAATGGCGGTATTAATAATTATTTTAGTAGGTGTTTGCTATCTTGAAAAGAAGCACGATGAAAAAATTTATAATAACGGTGTCTGTACAGAGTGTGGCGGTCATTATGAATATAGTCAGTTAGTTCGTAATGGCACTGCCAGTACAAAGAGCTACATTTATAGATGTGATAAATGTCATAAGATAATTGAATTAAGTAGCTATTACAGATAAAAGTATGCGGTCTCTGAAATCAGAGACCGCAGTTTTTCAGCAACCGACCTCTGACCTCAGCGACCGCCTGGCGGGCGAAAATATTATACCACACCGCCATGAGTTTTGTCAAGAGGAAAATTAAAAAAATTTTTTTGAAAAATTTTTCACAAAAGGGTTGACAACACCGGTTTAAAGTGCTATAATTAAGTCAAGATAAAGGAAGGAGGTACACAGTATGTACTACGTAATCGACATGAACAATCAGTTCTTCTACAGAACGACCGACGAGGTTGAGGCGGAAGCCATCGCCTCTGAAATCGGGGGCTGGGTCTACTCAGAGTAGACCCTCTGAAAAAATCAAAAAAATTTAAAAAAGTGCTTGACAAGTCAAGCCGGATACGCTATAATAGTTATAGAAACAAACGAAAGAGAGGAAATGAAAATGATGTCTTTAGAAATGATGATAGCGGTTGTTGAAGGTCTCGGTGCTGATGCTGAAATGTGGCTCTCTGATGAAGTGCTTCACGTAGATTTACAGGACTTTGAAGGTTTCGATGATGATTGGTCTGAAGTAGAGCGTGAGTATGACGATGAAGAAGCGGTTGGTGCTTTCCGTGAAATGCTCGAAGCAGAATGTCTTTCTTACGAAGGTGACTTCTATGTGATCTACCACTTCGAAGGCTTTGATGTTCAGCTCGGCTATGCTTCCTTTGAAATCTAAAGGAAGCATTTACCTAATCAAAAAAAATTAAAAAAGTAGTTGACAAATTAAAAATTAAGTGCTATACTTAATACATAAGGTAAGGAAAAACCTAAACCCACGGCGTACAACCCGCTCCAAGCAGTAAGGTAGGCGAGAAATCCTCACAAGTCGAGGTGTAAGACCTTTAATTAACGACAGAGCCTTCAGCCGTGTAACCCACATGGGGCACTTGCTAACAGCAGTGAAATAAGTAGGGACAAAGCCCTCAGAGTGATGAGTAAGCTGATGAAGCTGAAAGAGGTTCGGACTTGGCGGTCACTCAAAAAAATTTTAAAAAAATAGTTGACAAACTGAACCGAGTATGTTATACTTAATTCAGAAAGTGAGGTAAGGAGTATGAGAGCACCACCGAATTAAATAGCTGAATAGAGTACCGAAAGGGGCGCCAAAGCTCGGGAACCAAGGGGCGCCAGAGAGTGCGAGCAGGTCGGGCGGCAAGTTCCCTCCCACCGACAGCAAAAAAGCCAGAGTCAGTAAGCGAAAGCCGAACAACTGGCTTTTTTGCGTTGGGCGGCTGGCTGGCGGCTGTGCGAATCGCCAGCCAGCCGCTATACTTGTTTGAACAGGTGTTCGACTTTGCGCAACCGGTTGCGCGCCAAACAGATGTTCGAGGACACACCCGGAACCGTTGTCATATGAGCGGTCATTCATATGTGTATATACACATATGTGTATATATTCATATGTACATATGAACATACGTTCACGTTTGTAAAAACGCCAAATTTAATTATACCACGCCGCCAGATGTTTTGTCAAGCATTTTTTTTGAAAAAAATGCACAAAAATGATCCCAAAATTTCTCTGTTTTGCACAAAATAAATTGTGTGCAATTTGTAGCAAAATGCACAAAAACAGTCTTAAATCTTTGTACAAAATTTTTTTAAAAAACTATTGCAATCCAGCTTCAAAAGTAGTATCATATATACAAGAGGTAAGGGAAGAGAGGTAAACCAATATGAATACAACAATTTTCAACAACTTAATCAACCGCTACAATGAAATCAGCTATACCCATGAGTATATCTTCGGATTTGCTTTTAATGGTGTCATTATGGCTGTTATAACTGATTCTTCAGTTATGCCTTATGTATGCTCACTCGATAGAGCTTCAAGAGGTCAAGGATTCAGTCTCAGATTTAAACCTAACAAGTCACAGAAAACTATGCTGATGACATATGAAGCAACCGCTATATGTTCAAAAGAGCTGTTTGATAGCATGGTTGCAAATTCAAAATATAATAAAGGTGAGATTTTTGAAAAACTTGTAACTGAACAGATGTTCGGTCAGGTTTGGGAAAAGGATAATGTACCATTCACCAAGGGCGGTGACGTAGAGGATAATGGAATTGCATATCAAATAAAGTTTGAGGGTGCAACCTTTACAAATGAAAAGACACTTGCTAAGCTTATGGCTTAGCAAGTTAGTTGATAGAGGGCGGGACGGATACATCCGCGTGTGTGAAATCAATCGGTTATTTGATTGTTTGTTTGAAAAATTTGAAAAAAATAGTTGACAAATTAAATCCTATATGTTATAATATATATAGAAAGTGAAAGAGAGGACAAAAGAATGGAAAGAATAACAATTAATAAAACTGAAAACTCAAGATTAGAGGGGAAATGGATTGATATTGATTGTCAATCATATACATGGCAAATTGAATGTCCATTTTGTAATTACCGCAGGTCAATGATGTCAACACAAGGTATATATCCAAATTATTGTGAAAATTGTGGTGCAAAAAATAATTGTTGACAAAATAAAAATTTTTTGCTATAATATATATAGAAAATGAAAGAGAGGTAAAAGGTATGAATAGTATAATAATTCTTGGAATGGTTAATTGTATAGTAGTTATAGGTTGCGGAATTGCTGGGTTCATTGATTGGTATGACGAACTCAGAGAGGAACGCAAGAGAAAATCACCAAACCGCACAAAATGGTGATAAATAGGTGCTCGTAGCTCAGTTGGTAGAGCAACGGACTTTTAATCCGTAGGTCGGGAGTTCGAGCCTCCTCGGGCACATTCGTAGTAGATATAATTTGATATGCCTTTCTTTCCTTTGGCGGACTTGCATAGTTTAAAAAGCAAGTCCGCATTTTTTGACCGGGCATTTTTTCAAAAAAAATACTTGACACCCCTATTATAATCTGATATAATAACAATAGAAAGTGAAAGAGAGGTAAACAATATGATAGGACATTGTGTTTTATATTCAAATCTTAAAACGAGAGAAACTATTTTTGAGGTATGGGGCGGCAGTACCAAACATCCTGATTGCAGATTCTTCTTTTCAGACTTTAAAAAATCTAACTGGTGTGATGAAATAGACCAAGTTTTTCCGTGGCTTCTTGAATGTGCAAGTAGAATAAATCTTCCTTTTCATAGTTACGAAATTGCAAAATTTGCTATGGAATTTGGGAAAAAATATGATATTTAATACTTGACACCCCGAATAAAATATGTTATAATAAACTTACAAAAGATAAAGAAAGAGAGGAAACGAGTATGAGAAAAGTAACGTATGTAGCAGGAAATATGAGAACTGATGTTCTTAAAGATATTGAGGGTAAAATTTACAAGATAGAGCTTATCCCTATTGTAAAAGATGATTACAAGTATAATCCAAAGAGGGTGGCAAAAATAAGGGAACTCGCTAAGGTTAAGTAGCGGTTGGGCGGTTAAGGGGTCTTTACTCGACCCCTCCGCCACCTTAACCGGGCGCCCGCAAAAAAGTGCTTGACAATATTATTCTTATGTGATATACTTAATACAACAAATGAAAGAGAGGTAATGATTATGTATAATTATGAAGAACTTAATAAGCTTGTGGTTGGTCTTATAAATAAGGGTGGATTTAATATTACTATACGTGACCTTTATGACGGTCGTCAGGTATTAGTCCGTGATGAAAAAAATAATAGGTGGGATGCTATAATCCACGGTGGAAGCTATGGTTGTAAAAGTGGTCTCCTTGAAATTGCAGGAACTATAGTATCAAAATGGGAAACCTCTTGTGAAGTAGTAGGTTGGTTGACCGCAGACGAGATACTTGAAAAAATTTGAAAAAAGGGGTTGACAAACCTCAACCCCTCTGATATAATAAGAGTATCAAAAGAAAGAAAGGAAAAGGTGAATGAGAGTGAGAGTTAATCTTATCGGAAATTGTGTATTTTGTAATGAAAGTTGGGCAGTTGAAGTTAATCTGACTGACCTTGAAAAATATGAGAGTGGCGCACTTGTGCAGAATGCTTTCCCTTATCTGTCCGCAACAGACAGAGAGTGCATTGTCTCAGGTATGTGTCCTACTTGTCAGGATAAGATTTTTGGAGAGTAGAGGGCGGATATCCGCCCTCATTTTTTGATGGCGCGAGCGCGGGTGCCCTTCCCCGTGCGAGCGCCAAATTTACCATTATACCATACCGCCAAGTTTTTGTCAAGTAAAAATTTTTGTGCAAAATAACCAAAATTTTTCCCAAAATTTGTGCTTGACATACAAATAAAATTTTGCTATAATTATATCAGAAAGTGAGGCAAGAACCTCCCACGGTTCTCTGTGCTAAACCGAAAAAGCACAGAATAAATAAAAAAATAGTTGACAAATAAATAAAAATTTGTTATAATATAAATACCAAATGGAAAGAGGATAAAAAAATGGTTGAAAAAAATAAGAAAAAACTACTTGACAAAAGTCAAAGAGTATGGTACAATATGAATACAGGTACGAGGGTGCATAAAGATGCTAAACACCCCTCAAGAAATAAAATCAAAAAAGATTTTAAAAAAATGCTTGACAGATTAGAAAATCTATGATATAATAAATATAGAAAATGACAAAGCAAAGTCATAAAAACTCTTCAATGTATGGTTTTGTGTCATACATCGGCTACCAAACTCGTGAGATTGGTTGACTTTAGAGCAGTCCAGTGTTCACTCTGAGTTCAATACGAAACTAAAAAAATGGCAGACTGGCGCACTTCAGGGTAGGATATTCTTCCACAGGTTATACGAAAACAAAACCGAAACGAAAGGTTGCGCAACCGAAAAAAAATAAAAAAACTATTGACAAAATAAAAAAGATTTGTTATAATTAACTTACAAAATAAAAAATAAAAAGAAAGAGGTAGATGTACTATGACAAAGAGAGAAGTTTTCACAAAGGCTATGGAAATGTTTGCAGAGGATTCAGAAGAGAGAGAGGTAATGGCAAAGGCTATTGCAAGTCTTGATAGAAAGTCCTCAAAGCCGACAAAGGCGCAGATTGAGAACGAGGGTATCAAGGCGAAAATTGTTGAGGTTATGGGCGCAGAGCCGATGACCGCAAGGGAAATCGCTGACGAGGTTGGTTACTCAACCGCAAAGGTAGCCGCACTCCTCAAGCAGATTGAGAGTGTCGTAAAGGTAGAGGGTAAGGGCAAGAACCCTGCAACCTACCACATCGCAGAGTAATCTGTGAGTTACTCCCCCACTCCGCAAGGTTGGGGTGGGGGTTAGGGTATAGTTTAAAGGTAAAATCTCCAAGAAGTTGCGAGCTGATAAGCGGTTCGATTCCGCTTTACCCTACTAATACAGATAAGGTTTGATATAAAATCCTCCTTTCCTAAATGAGCCAAAGGTTTACCGCCTTTGGCTCAACTTTTTGTCGGCTCTGTTGCGGGCGTCCCTTCCGCAACAGAGCCGCTTTCTTAATTATACTACACTTACAAGTTTTTGTCAACAATTTTTTAAGCCGGCGGAAATTTGTTCGTTTCCTCTAACTTTGCTTTAAAAGTTAATAAAATATTGACTGTAGTTATTGCAAAAATAGTTGACAAGAAAATAAAAATTTGTTATAATAAAGAAAAAGGAAAGGGGTAATAAAAATGACAAATAAATATCTAATGTTTTACGTTTATTATAAGAGTGCAAAAGTATATTATAAATTAAGTAAAGAACGTATGAATAAACATTACTACTTAAAAAAATATAAAGAAATGAAACAAACTATGAGAGATTGTTTATCAAAAGAAAGGGGTAGTAAAAATGGAAAATTCAAGAGTACGTTTAACTAAATGGATGACGCAAGAGATAGAAAATAGATTTGGTAAAGATCATAAAATATCTATGTATTTTAGAATTATGGTAAAAGGTTATTTGAATGGCGCTATGACTTTTGTAGAATTAGATAATTTTTATAGAAAAGCACTTGACACAAAAGTGAAATTATAGTATAATAGATTTATCAAAAGGAAGAGAGGTAAATAAAATGAAATATTTAATTGTAAAATGTACACCACTTAGTGACCCGTGGGAATGTGAAGTAGATAGAGAACCTATTCTTGTGTGTAATAAAATTCCAGTCAAGTATAAAAAATTTGGATATGAACATTATGAAATACAAAAGGACGGCTCTTTAGAACTTATAAAACATTGGGAAGAATAAAATAATAGTTGATGCGGTTGGTCGGTTAAGTTTCCTTAACCGACTTTTTTCATGGCACAACAGCGCGCGCTGTTGTGCCAAAATTCAATTATACCACGGCTCAAGATTTTTGTCAAGCAAAATTTTAAAAAATTTTGCACAAATTTTATCCTAAAAATTTGTGCAAAATTCCGGCTTGATTTTTACTTCTTTTTTTGATATACTTAATTCAAGAAAAGAAGAAAGAGAGGTAAAGCGTATGTACACATGGGAAATTAAGAATTGGCTTAAAGCAAATAACAACACATTCATGAGCGCAAAACTCTTCTTTGATATGATGGATAATAGCCCACAGGTTACATTCATCAAACTCGGTAGAGTATGGGATACTCAATTTGAAATGTATATTGCAAGTAATGACGGACTTCAGGAAACTGTCCTTGTAGTAAAAAATGTTTAGGGTTGACAATTAGTCAACCCTGTGATATAATAAAGAAAAACGAAAGAGAGGAAATAAAAATGAGTTCAAAAATGAAAATACATAAATTAAGGAAAATGTTTTTAATAAAGTATTATAACAGTTTTAATAATAACGAAAGAAAAAGAAAGCATTTACCTAAAAACACAAGACAGTTAAGCAAACAAAGAGCAAAAGACAACTATTTACGTTTAATAAGTATCAAATAGAAAGAGAGGAAAAGCCTATGACAAAAGTAAAAGAGTTTTTTAAAATCGAAGGAAGATACAGATTTGAATACAATGACTTGCGGTGCTTAATAACTGTAATCAATGTAATTCTCATTATGATTTATGGATTGTCTATTGCATGGTTCGGACTTGCGATTGCGTTTATCGGTGTTATAAAAGACCTTGCGGTTGACCGCCACATAAATGGGCTTGTAATGCACTTATCAAGTGTAGCACTGAATATTTATTTTATAATTTTACTATATTGCGGTTGACAAACAACCGCAAATGTAGTATAATAAAGAAAAGGAGAAAAATATAATAAAATGGAAGATGATTTTAATACAATAGATGAACTAATAATTATTACTATGCTAAATGACTATATTGCACAATGCATACAAGAACAAACCCCTCAATGTATAATAAATGAAATGGTTAAATCAAAAGAAAAATTAATGAATTTTATTCATAAAAATAGTTGACAAATAATCAACCCTATGATACAATAAAGGAAAACGAAAGAGAGGTATAACAAATGGATACTAAAATTGTAACTATTAAAGATTTACGTTTAAAACAGTATGCTGATAAAGAAATAAACTGGATTACAGATGAACCCGAAGTGTTAGAATTTGCAAGGTGGCTTGCTGTTGAAGGGATTATAGATAAAATAGAAGTAAAAGATTTTGTAGAAGAGGACTATTAAAGTCCTCTTTTTTGGCGACCGGGCGCGAACCCCGAGTGAGCGCCAAATTAATATTATACACCCGCCGCGCCATTTTTGTCAAGCTTTTTTTATTGTGCAAAATGCACAAAATTTCCTAAAAATCTTGTACTTGCAAATACTAAAAAATTTTGTTATAATTTAATTATCAAATAGGAAAAGGCTGGTAAAACTTGCAACAAAACCCTGTCAAGTGCGTAAGGAAGTCAAGGTACACACAAGGTTGAAAAAAATTTGAAAAAAGGTCTTGACAATCCTTTTCCATTATGATATAATGAACTTACAAAAGATAAAGAGAGCGTTTAAATAGTGAGTGCGGAAAACTCCTCTGACTGAAATTTAAACCTTGCAAGGCGGTTAATAGAGAAAACCCATTACAAACAATCTCAAAAAAATAAAAAAAATACTTGACAACTAAATAAAAAAGAGTTATAATAAGTACATAAGATAACAAATAAAAAATATTAAAAAAGAAAGAGGTAGATGTATTATGACAAAGAGAGAATTTCTTACAAAGACAATGGAACTTGAGGGTTGCACAGATGAAATGAGAGAGGTCGCTGAGAAGATGATTGCTTCTCTTGATAGAAAGTCCTCAAAGCCAACTAAGGTTCAGGTAGCTAATGAGGGTATCAAGGCTGATATTCTTGCAATACTTGCAGATGGTCACGCAAGAACGGCTACTGAAATTGGTACAGAGATTGGTATCTCTTGCCAGAAAGCTTCTGCGCTTATGCGTCCACTTGTAGCTGATAAGACAGTTACAAAGATAGAAGCTAAGGGCAAGAACCCTACAAGGTTCGTGATTGCCGAGTAGTACAAAGGTTACTCCCCCTATCCAATGGGGTAGGGGGTCATAAATAAATAAGGGGCGATGACTAACTGGAACAGACCATGTGGGTGACAAATTATTACCTATGCTACGGGTTCGAGTCCCGTTCGCTCCACTCAACGAGATGAAAATTGAAACCTCCTTTCCTTATAGTCATAGTGAAAACTATGGCTATTTTCCTTGGCGCGAACTCGCCCGGAGGAAGTCGAGTTCGCGCCAAATTTCCATTATACACCCGTCGAGCTTTTTTGTCAAGTAAAATTTTAAAAAATTTTGCACAAATTTTCTCCTGAAACTTTGTGCATTTTGTATATTGCATTTTATAATCAATCTGTTATAATAGATAATGTAAGGAGCGGTAAGCGCACTAAGCAAGCATAAAAAAATAATTAAAAAAGTGCTTGACAATAGCAACCGCAAGTGATATAATAAAGAAAACAAAGGAAAAGAGGTAAGAGATATGAACAGAACACTTGTATTTGATATGGACGGAACAATCGCTGATCTTTATGGTGTAGAGGGTTGGCTGAATGATTTAAGGAATGAAAACACAAGACCATATGATGAAGCAAAGCCGTTTTATGATATGAATTATATGGCTGAAATACTCAATAGTTTAAAGGCATATGGCTATCGTGTAGTTGTTACAACGTGGCTCGCAAAAGGTGGTACAAAAGCATATGATGACATGGTTCGTCAGGCTAAACTTAAATGGCTTGCAAAATATGGTTTTCCATATGACGAGATACATCTCGTGAAGTATGGAACTACAAAAGCAAATTGCACAAGAAAAAGGGGCGGTTTTCAGATATTGTTTGATGATAATGAAAAAGTGCGTAAAGGTTGGAATTTGGGCGCAACCGTAAACGCAAATGAAAACATTTTAACAGAGCTTGAAAAAATACTTGACAACGTAGCATAAATATGTTATAATGATTACATCATCAAGAGAAAAGAGGTAAACAAAATTGATAGACAAGAGAAAACATTATATAGTAGTTATGGACACTGAAACTTGCCCACTTGACAAAGATTTTAATGGAGTTACACCTTATAATATGTTTGTATATGACATAGGTTGGGCGGTTGTTGATAAAAAAGGTAATGTATATGAAACAAAGTCATATATAAACAGAGATATATTCTTTGATGAAAAAGAATTAATGAAATCAAGTTATTATGCGGAGAAATTACCGCAATATTATGCGGATATAAAGAGCGGTAAGCGTAAAGTTGCAACATGGTATTCAATTAAAAAAGACCTTGCGGAAACGCTGAAAAGGTATAATACAAAAACAGTTTGCGCACACAATATGCGTTTTGACTATGGTGCAACAAATAACACGCAAAGGTGGCTTACAAAGTCAAAATTTAGATACTTTTTACCAAGCGGTTGTGAGATTTGGGATACTATGAAAATGGCGCAAGACGTAATTGCTAAAACACCAAGTTATATTAATTTTTGTTTTGAAAATGGATTTTTAACAAAGCATAAGACGCCAAGACCGCAAGTAAAAGCCGAGGTTATTTATAAATATATCACAAATAATCTTGACTTTATTGAAAGTCACACTGGACTTGAAGATGTACTAATTGAGAAGGAAATTCTAAAATATTGTTTTGCAAAACACAAAACAATGAGGAAAGAATGTTTTTCTTAAAAAAATATAAAATAGGGGTTGACAAACCGCCAGCCCCTATGATATAATAAAGAAAAACAAGAGAGGTGATAAAAATGAAATACAAAGGTTTTGAAGTATCTGATGAACTTATTGATAAGTACGTTGAGAGCCTTGAAATCAGTATCACAGAAGCTTGCGACCTTATCCTTGAAGAAGAGGGCAAGATTGAACCAACTGAGGAAACCAAAAAGGCGCAGAACGTCAAAGGGGAAAGACGTTATGAACAGAGCGCAAAGCCAAGAAAAAAGGCTGAAAAGGTGCGCAAGGTTGACGAGGTAAAGGGGCGGTTGCTCGCTGATGTAAAGACCCTTTTAGAGGAAATCGGGGCAGACATAAAGGCGGTAAAAACTGAAACTGAAATAGCTTTTAGCTATGAGGGTGCAGAGTACACCTTTAAGCTGACCAAACACCGCCCGCCTAAAAAGTAGGGCGGTTGCCCCCTAAAAAGCAAAAAATGCGCTGAAAGACGCATTTTTTGCTTGACAAGGCGCGGTTTTTGCGCCCGGATAAAGAAAAAGTGCAAAAAAATGCACTTTTTTTAATAAAATACTTGACAAATACACCCAAAAAGTGTATAATCGGGGCGCGGACCACCGGTCCAGCGCCAATTCTACCATAAAATTCATCAAATGTCAATTAATTTTGAAAATTTTTTTCAATTTTTTACTTATTTTTTCCCAAAAATGCTACTTTTCGCTTAATTTTTTTAATAATTTGACAGAAAATTTTAATTTTTATTAAGTTTACCATAATAATCTTATGTAAACCTGCGGTTTCCGCCTCCTTAACCTTGTATAAACCTGCTTTACCCTCGTCCACCGCTGCATTAGACGAGCGCCCGCATATGGCTTTATGCACTGGTTATTTGAATGTTTGAATGCTCAGGGCGGCAGCGGCCGCCTTAAGGGAGTCCAGGGGAGTTTGATAGTTGTTTTTTGCTTCTCGCACGCGCGCCCGCATCATATGCTTCCCAAAAATAGATGATTTGATTTTTTATAAAATATTTAATATTATATTTATTATATTTATTCACTTTAATTATAATATATATTTTTAAAAAAGTAAAGGAAAGAAAAGTAAGATTAGTTTTAAATCTTCGGACCTTCGGTCCTCGATTTAAAACTAATCTTACGGAGACTGACTTTTGTTAACGGACGTCATGAAGAAGAGTAAGGTGGTATAGGGGGAGGAAGTTTGGGCACCACACTCCGAGGATTTTTTAAAACTCCGAGGATTTTAAAGGATTTTCTTAAACTCCGAGAATCTTAAAAAATCTTTTAAAATCTATCTGCTCTAATACTTTTACTTCTACTCTAATAAAAACTATTATTTTTGTTCCATTTCTAAATCCGGATTTATTATATATATAGAGACGGATTCAAAAATGGAACAAAAATAAATAAAAACTTGTATACAAGTAAAACCTTGTATTTTACTAACTAAAAATACGCTTCTATATATAATAAAACTGGATTCAAAAATGGAACAAAATACTTGAAAAGGAAAATGTAAGCACTTTTATTCCATTTTTTAGGACAACTATATTAAATTTATATAATATATTTTTTATATATTGTATAACAGAAAGGAGAAAATATTTATGTATGAATTAAACAAACCCTATCCTGCACGATTTATAGCAGAAACATTTTTTAAAGTAACTCCAAAAACTTTCTCTAATAATAGAGAAAAATATCTCGAACATTTATCTCAATATTTTAATTGGTACTTAACAACAAAAGGTAACTATGTTCTCACAAAAGAGTTAAAACCATTTGAAACCCCAAAAGAGAAAAATTCAAAGGAGAAACGTATGGAATACTACAAACAAAAAACTGATACTATCATTGCGGAAGAACCTTATAATTCAGGTTCAAATGTTGCGCGAAACATACAAGTTAATAATAAGTATAAAGTTCAAGAAGAAACAGTTGCGCGCTATGTCAGACAAGTTCTTCGTACATTCTATACATCAGTAGATGATAGATGGAGTAGACCTTCAGAAGATCATCTGCATTATATCCCTCTAACCGCAGAAGAACTTGATTATCTTAAAATGCTTTTTAAAACAAAAGGCAACAATGAATTAAACTTTAAATATTGCGCGGAATACCAAGCGGGAAACCTCTCTAAACAAGAATTCCTCGAATTATTAGGAGATAATGTATTAAATGATTATAATACAATAATGAATATATTTAAAGACAAATATGGTTTCCGCCCTCAAAAGACAAAAAAGTATCAACCTTATAATTGGGAAAGTACCCCCGAAAAAAAATAACTAAAAACAAGACCCCCTATTAAAAATCAGGGGGTCTTTTAATTTTTTCAACATTACCCCTCAAATATTCATCTACCCTCTTATTTATAACTACACTCAGCGCTAAATACTCTATATCCTCTCTAATTTGCACAATCCCCCATATAATTATACCAACCCCAATAACAATTACCCCTAATAAAATTAATATTAAAACTAACATATTTCACTCCTATACTACCGATTTTTCGTGTTCTTTCGGATTCTATCTCTCTTTCTTTTTTAACTGTTTTTGCAACTATCGCGGGATTTGTCTCCTCATGACGCCTCAAAGCTCTATTTCCCGCCATGAAATTTTTACAATCGTCATTAAAGTATTTTCACCTTGAAGTACCTCAAAGCCCGCCTCCCGCAACTTCTCATAAACAAATTCATCTTCATCCCAATACCTTACCTGTATATAATTTTTGCCTAATTTTGCTGCTCTCTCTATTAAAGTATTATAATATTTAATTCTTTGATTAGGAGTAAAGTCATTAGCCTTTTTAGTCAACTCTCTTGCCTTCTCTATTGAAATTACCGTATTTAAATCTTCTATTGACATATTATTTATAATACCTCCCCGTCTTTCTTAATCATTTTTCTTTAATTTAAGAATCACTATCTTGCCATGAGATTCGAATAAGATTATCCTCGGTTTTTAATACTTTATAACCTACAGTTTTCATTTTGTCGTAAATAAAATCATCATCAGGATCATACTTTACTTCAATAAAATCTTTACCTTTCTTTGCCATCTGTTGTATCATTCTGTTATAAAATTTAAGTTTTTGTTTACAATATTGGCTAGACCACTTAGTCAACTCTTTTGCCATTTCTATTGGATAAATCCATTCATCATTCGTTTCTTTATTCATAATACTTACCATCCTTTTAATCATTTTTCTTTAATTTTATTATACTAAATTTTTTCTTCTTTGTCAACGTTGCGCGCAACCTTATTTGATTTTTAATAAAAATTTTATTATAATAATTATAGAAAATAAAAAATGAGATGAAATGAGAGGTGGCGCGAGATGTTTACAATAGAAAGAGTAAGAGCAGAACTTAATAAGTTAAGCATGGCGGACGGTCTTGGTAAGATTATCGTTCCTATTGAAATAAATGGTCGTCTGACTCGCGCAATGGGTAGAGTAAAGTTCGGCGCTGATGGCTATGCAGAAGATGGATATACATATGCCCCTACAAAAATAGAGTTTGCGCGCAACCTCATAGAGAACGCAAGTGATGAAGATATTATACAGGTAATTAAACATGAATATGCACATTACTACATTCTCTTGATGACTGGCGTTGACCACGGTCATGATGCGGTATTCAAGCGTAAATGTGCGGAAATAGGCTGCACACATGATAAAGCAGCGCAGCACGTTAATGGTTTTCGTGACCAGAACGCGCAGAGTAAATATGAAGTATGGTGTAATGATTGTAATAAAATGATTGGAACATACTCCCGCAGATGTAAGACAATAGATAACATAAAGTATTGCAGTTGCGGAAGATGTCATGGAAATAATTTGAGAGTAGTACAGAATTGGTAATAGAAAGAGGTGTGATTTATGGGTGTTGATATGAACTTTTTCGTAAAAATTAAGAAAGATAATAAATATATAGACCTTCCACTTTACAATAGAGAAGGTGAACCTGTTAGCATTACTTATTGCGGTTGGGCGCTCTTTGATGAATTTAGAATGGTTTTTCGTAAAACTTCATTTGAAGAAATGAAAGAATATGTTAATCATTATTACAGAGATGAGAATGAAGAAGATGAAGATAATGATTACATAGGTATTGAAGCTTATGAAATGAGTCTTACTTATTTTATGTATCTTGTTGAAAAAGCAAAGAACAAGTCTGCTAAGACTCCTTCTCCTTCAGACGAGGAAGATGACGAAGATGAAATTGATATGAACAGATTTTATACTGAGATTGTCAATAGCGTTAATGTAATGCTTAATCTTGCGGATGAGGATTACATTCACCCTGATAATGTTAAAATTGTAATGCTTGCAAACTATTAAGCGGGAAGGAGAGGTTTATGGATCTTGGATATTGGTTATATATGAATGAAGCGGAAGGCACAGGACTTGTAAATACTCGTGAAGGTAAGATTAATGCAATAGGTAGAGAGCTGCGGGAAGCAGGCTATGCGCATAATGTAGTCCCGCTTGGAGTTTTTACGACCTTATGTGAAAAATATAAAATATATGATATTACAGATAAAGAAATACAAAAGATAGAAAGGAAATGGTTATCATGATGGATCTGTTTGCTTATAAAGCTAAAATATCTGATGAAGTTGAAAATAAAGTTGAATATGTTGAAGGTTTCGTCAATGCAGAAACTTTTACAGAAGCTACTACAAAAATTGTAAGTGTTTATGGTGAAAAAGAATTACTTTCATTAATGATTGAGTGGTGTGAGGAGTCTATAAATGTAGTAGAAACAAAAGGATTCTTAGCTTCTTGTAGAGAAACGGAGGAAATAAATAAATGGGATACTTCACAGATATAATAATAGGTTTGTGCGGGGCGGCCGCCCATGATGTCTATTTGATACCGCGTATATTTAATTTTGTATCATTATTAAGGAGACGATTTAATGAATATTGAGGTTAATAGTATTATTTTTCTCGATATAGATGGCGTTCTTAATTGGGAACATTCAAAATCTTGTTGTATATATGATGAAATTTCTTACTTAGGAGTTGATAATTCAAAAGTTAAACTACTTGCTAAGATAGTAAAAGAAACAAATGCAAAAATAGTATTAATTTCTACTTGGAGAAAATATTTTGAAGTAGGAGCGTACAAACAGAATCATCAAATGGCAAAATATTTAAGTAATAAGCTGCGCGCTCAGGGCTTAAAAGTATATAGCAAGACTATTGAAAAAAGATGGATTGATCGAGCAGATGAAATTCTATCTTGGCTTGACCACAACCCGCAAGTTAAAAATTGGGTAATTCTTGATGACGAGTGGTTTCATGGTTATGATCAAGATAAAATAAAAAAGCATTGGATAAAAACACTATATAACTTTCAAGATAAAAGTGAGTATAGCGGACTTACAGAAGAATTAGCTAATAAGGCTATTGAAATACTTAATGGTAATTTAATAGGGCCATGCCTTCAGTCAGAGTTTGTTGATTTTTGGAATATGGATGCTATGGTTGAAGAAGAAAAAAACCATATGTATATATGGAAATAATCATGTTTTAATGGAGAGTATATTAATAATATATTCTCCATTTTATTTTTTTAAAATTTTTTGTTATAATAATTATAGAAAAGTTAAAAAAGGAAATGAAAGAGGTGTTGATTATGGAATATAGATTAGCTAAAACTTATGAGGAAAAAGGATATAAAGTAATAAAAGTTTATAATCAGAATGGAAAAATGATGGCGGACTGCAAAATAGACTGTCCTCGTTGTGGCGGAAAGGGAGAAATTCCTTATTATGGTCATGTTGATAATGGAGTTTGTTTCTATTGCAGGGGCGCTGGAAAGTTCTATGAAACTGTTCGCGCTTATACTGAAGATGAAAGAGCTAAACTTGATGCTGCGGCAGAGCGCAAGAGAATAAAGAAAGAGGAAGAGCTTAAAGCTAACTCTGAGAAGAATAAGAAAGAATATATGGAAAAGTACGGATACGGAGATGGTAATATCTTTATTCCTGCGGGATTTAACACTTATGAGTATAAAGATATACTTAAAAATGCGGGAGCCCGCTATGATGCGTCACTTGGCTGGTTCTTTAATACAAATACCAAGCCTGAAGATCTTCCATTACCACCAACCGCATTTTTCTATCACTGTACTTTTGATGGAATATACAACTGGGATTATAGAAATAAGAAGCCTTACTTTAAAGATAATGCACTTATAAAAATAAAAAATGATATAGCTGAAACAATATCAAAGACTAACGCATCAACATCAAAATCTCAGCATTATGGTACAATCGGTGATAGAATAAGAAAAGTTGAAGCTATCCTTGAATCAATTAAATATATTGAAGGTGAATGGGGTGGTTCTATCCTTTACACTTTTAAAATAGGTGATAACATATTCACTTGGTTCACGCAGTCTTCTATTGATAATACAATAGAAATAGGAGATAAGATTATATTAAGTGGAACTATCAAAGCACATACTGAATTTCGAGGTATTTTACAGACTCAGCTTAGTAGGTGTATAGTTAAGAAAGGAGAGTGATTATATGCCACATATAGATTATAAGTCAATTAGAGAAGCAACTCAGTTATATATAAATTGGCAAGAAGCAGCCTATCATACAAGTAATTCATGGAATAGAGCAGAATTATTTATAAAAGATTGGTATGATCATACTGACATTACAGATCCATATATGCTTGCCGCGCTCGCGCTTCATTTTGGCGGTTACAAGTCAGTAAATTATAAAATTGCAGAGATAATTAAAAATGATTATTTTGGAGGTATAGAAATATGATTCTTACACTTATTGCTTTAGGGATATTAATAATAGGAATTACTCTTGTTATTTTAAATGAAAAAATTAATATTTTTGGTCGTTTTTACGATGAAATTGAATTATTAGGTGGTTTATTTATTGTTTTTGGACTTGTATTTTCTACAATATGTATAGGAAAAATTCTTTTTAAAGGAATTGGAGAAAATCGTACTATAGAACAAAATAGAATGACATACGAATCTCTTCAACGAAGAATTGAAGTAGTTAATAGTGAATATGAAGATGCATCAAGATCAGACCTTATTAAAGATATAAATGAATGGAATAAAAAAGTCTATAATAAAAAATATTTGGCAAAAAGTCCGTGGACAAATTGGTTTATAAATCAAAAAATTGTAGATGAATTAGAATATATTGATTTTGAGGAGGTAGCAAAATGAGAGACCCAAAGAGATTAGATACAATTTATCATTTTATTAATGGTATCCATAAGGCAGAGTTTCCTGACTGGCGGGTTGGTCAGTTTTGGATGAATTTTTTGAGCTGGTATGGCGCGAAACATAGAACAGACGTGTTTTATCTTGAAGATACAAAGATTCTTGAAGCAATAGATGATTTTATTCAGGAGATAAAGAACTCTTAAGAATTAGCCCCGTGATTCACGGGGCTTTATTTGATTTTTTAAAAATTTTTTATTATAATATATATAGAAAATGAAAAAAGAAAGTGGTGAAAGAGTATGGCTAAATTAAAAGGAATTAGAAGAATAGATAGAATCATTAATAACTTTACTAAAAATTTTAATATTAAAGCTGATTTAGGGAATGAATTTCTTGCTTATTGTCCTGATCGTCTTATTAACTATACTCTTGTCATAGATGAAGAGGATATTAGATACTTTAAAGAAGATGCAGAGAAAAGATACCCTGACGTTCACGCAGATATTATGCTTTGGTGTCTCCTCCACGAAGTAGGCCATATCATGACGGATGATATGTGGACTGAAGAAGAATTAGACTATTTTGAAGAGCAGAAAGAGCATATGACATCTTGCGCAGATGATGACAATAGAAATGATTGGTATCACGCTTGTCCAGATGAATTTTTTGCTACTAAATGGGCGGGAGACTATATGCGCAAATATCCAAAAAGAATTGCAAAATTTTGGAATGAACTTCAAATTGCATTAATAGATTTTTATAGAAGAAATGATCTAATATAGGAGAATAAGATGATTACGCCTCAAGAATTATTTGATATAATAAAAAACCACATTGATGATACTATTTTTGATGAAGAAGCACTTAATTATGAAAGCTGTTATAAATTTTTAAAACCCGCCATTGATTATCTCAAATCAATTAATATTAATATTTATTTTGGTGAAGGAGTTTCAAAGGCGGCAATGGTTTGCAAAGATGCAGATTTTGTTTTTAAGATACCTTTTGAAGAAGAAGATAATAAAGAAGTAGAACTTGATGATTTATGTTCTCTTGAAGTTTACTATTATGAAGATGCTATAATTGAAGGTGTAGAAGATTTTTTTGCAGAAACTAAATTCTTTGATTATATTAAATGTAATAATGGTAAAAGAGTTCCAGTTTACTATCAGAAAAAGGTAGAGGTATTAGAAGATATTCTTGAGTCCGCTGATCAAACAAAAATAAAAGAATTAAAAGACATAACTCCTGATGAAAGAAAAAAGCTTACTGGAAAATCAAATGATTATTATGGTACAGCAAGACTTAGTATCATTTGGATAAAAAGCTTTATTGATTATTATGGCGAGATGGAGTTTGAACATTTTGGGAACTTCATAGATAAACATAATATCAATGATCTCCATAATGGTAATGTAGGTTATATAGGCGACCGCCCCGTTGTATTTGATTTTAGCGGATATGAAGGTAGTGATTTTTGATTTTTAATAAAATTTTTATTATAATATATATAGAAAATGAAAGAGAGGGAAGAAATTATGAAATATTCATATCACGCACCAAGTTGGTCAAATATAGCAAGAGAATATGCAGAGAGAATCTACTCACAGATTATAGATGCTATTGAAAATGGATACGAAAAAGATGAATTTTCATCTTATCTTGGCGGTGGTGAGTTTATATATAGAACTCCTGAGCAGTGGGCAACTCATTATTTCAGTAATTTTGATGGAAATAGCCTTATTGCAAATCGCGCAGCAAAGAGATATGGTAGAAAGATAAAGAAGTATAGAACAAGACATAAGTAAAAATAAAAACCGCATTTGAAATTTAAAAAATTTTTTAGTATAATAAATATAGAAAATGAAACAAGAAATAATTAAAAAATGAAAGAGGTGCTAATTATGACTAAGAGAGAGTATTTTGAGAAGATTAAGGAACTTGTAAATGATAATGATGCTTATGTAGCTTTTCTTGATAAGGAGATTGCTAATCTTGATGTTAAGGCGGGAAAGGCTAAAGCAAAGAGAAATGAGAAGACTGCTGCGGAGGGAGAGGCTATAAGACTTCATGCAGTTGATATCCTTAGAGACGCGGCAAGACCTATTACTCTTGTAGAGCTTGTTGGCGGAATGGGCGGCGCTTACACTAGCGCAAAGGTTGTTTACCACATTAAACCTCTTATTGAGGATGGAACTATTGTTAAAGAGAAGGCTAAGGTTGGCGAGCGCAAGATTATGACTTACGCAATCGCTGAGTGATAGAAAAATGAGCGGTGGCTCAAAACACCACCGCTTGAAAATTTAAAAAATTTTTCGTATAATAATTATAGAAAATGAAAAGAGAGAAAAAAGGAGATATAATTATGGCTGATAAGATGACAAAGAAAGATATGTATGCAGGAATTAAGGAAGTTCTTGAGAAGAATTTTGATGCAGCAGATGTAGCTGATTATGTAGAGTTTATTGATAAGGAAGTAGCAGCTATCGACGCAAGAGCAGAGAAGGAAAAGGCGCGCAGGGCAGCTAAGAAGGCTGAGGGCGATGCACTCGGTGATGCAGTTAAGGTAGCTATCGAGGATGCAGAGGAGCCAATTACAGCAGAGGGTATCGTTGAGAAGGTTATTGACGAGTTCCCTGAAGCAACAGTAGCAAAGGTTCGTTATAGGGCATCAAAGTTTGTTAAGGACGGAGTAGTAGCTAAGGTAGAAGTTAAGACAGAGGACAATCGAAAGGTTGTAGCATACACTGTCGATGCTGAGTAATATTTAGTTTAAAACATAAATAGGTAGCCCTCCTACCTTTTTATGTTGACATATATCATCGCCGAATCTCCCTCCTCGGCTGATGTGACCTCGGGGCAGTATATTCAGATACTGCCCCACTTTTTATATAAAGGAGAATAAATATGTTATGTATTAATTATTGTGCGCCGGACATGTCTAAGGAAATATTAGACGAGGTCCCGCAAATACGAATAAGCTTTAATCCAAATGATGAAACTCTTGAAGAATTTTTAGAACGTCACTCAAGTCAACATATTTATATAGACATAACAGAAAAGACAGATTTCTTTAGTGACAAAGAAATATTAAATAGATTTAAAGAGTTAAAAGAAAAATATTCTAATTGGACTTTGCAGATGCCAGTTAGTATGATCACGATTCCAGAAGAAATGAAACAAATAAGAATTAATGCTTTAAAAGACATTACTAATACTTATATGTTTACAAATTATATATCTAATTGGGAGGATTTACAAGCTATTTTAACTCTCTCTCCAAGTGAAGTATATCTTACTAATATGTTAGGATTTTGTTTACCAAGCGCGAAGGCGGTCTGCGGCGACACAAAGTTAAGATTAGTGGCGAATATAGCGCAAACCGCATATGAAGATAAACCAAGTATTCGCGCGTTCTTTATAAGACCTGAAGATGTGAATATCTATGAAGAGTATGCTTCTATTGAATTTATAGGAGATAAAGATATTCAAGAAACTCTATACGAAGTCTATAAGAGAGGCTATTGGTTTGGTAATTTATCAGAAATAATCATAGGATTATCAGAAGATTTAGACTCCCGCCGCCTTCCAAGTCATTTTGGATTATTAAGAAGCAAATGTAATAAAAGGTGTATTACTGGCGGAAGTTGCTCAGTATGTCGCGCAATGAAAGATTTCACTAAAAGAATGGAAGAAACTAATACTTTTATTAAACCAAATAAAAATGCTTAATTTGATTTTTTTATTATTTTTTATTATAATTATTATAGAAAATAAGAAAGGAGATATTAAGTATGGAAATGGAAGCTTTAGTTAAATATCAATTTTGGGATGAAAAGGAACCATATTACTGTTTTATGATGAAATCAGGAGTAGAAAATTTTATTGCAGCTATAAAGAAAATTCAGCTTCTTAAAGTTCCTTGCTCTTTTAATGATTTTAGTGAAGAAATTGGAGATGATTACTGCAAGGATTACGAATTTTATATCGCTGATATAAAAATTACTTTGCCAAGTAAAACTGACTTATTTGTAATAACAATTATAACAGACGAGAATTTAAAAAATTAGAAAGGAACTGTAAATAAAATGGCTAAAGGAAGTATTGCAAAAGAACAGATAACTAATAAAATACTTGAAATGTTCCCTAATGCTTTTATATATGGAGGAAAAGAACTTCGTATACCAATAGAAGAGAATGGTGAAATAGTTGAAATTAAGGTTGCATTGACTTGCGCAAAGGTGAATGTAGGTAATGCCACAGAGAGCGAGCAGGCGCCGCCATCAACTTCTCCTGTTTCAGATATGCCAACAGAAGAAGAAATAGCTAATGTAAAAAATTTAATGGAAAGATTAGGTCTTTAGAAAGGGGTAAATATGGCTCGTCCTTATAAAGCAACTGAATATCAAGATGCTATTGGAAAGTGGCATGTAGGAGAATACTCAGATCTTGCTCATTATAGTAATGGATGGTGGGTTCCTGCCCGCTTCTTAGGCATTTCTCTTGAAGATTGGGTATTAAAGTTAAAGAACGAGTTTCATGCTACCATAACTGCATTTTATCCAACTACTCCTTGTGGAGTTTCTTTACTTTTGTATGAATGGGGTAATTATGCGGATGCGCATAAATTTTTATTGTGGCTAAATAAACAAGCGCGTGATCATCATTGGACATTTTAAATAAAACTATAAATATAGTTTTTTAAATATAAATAACCACAAGAGAAGAATATCTTAAATACTGGGAAAAATGCGTTAAAAGAAAGTGACAGTTTCAAGCGTTTTTCGATATTTTCTTTGTATAGGTTTGTTATTAAACATTAAGAAAGAAAAAGGAGAAAATTAATGAAACATCAGAAAGTAAAAATTATAGCAAGTTTAGCAGTTATAATATTAAGTATAGTTGGATTAGTAATTTTTGCATCATTACAAAAATCAACTAAAGAAAAAATAGTTAAGGTGGAGGAAGCCTCAACTGTAGAAGGTACTCAAATAGAATTAACAACAGAGGTAATTACCTTCACAGTTACTACAACTGAAATAACTACTATAACAACAACCGAAGAAGAAATCACAGAAGAACCTACATTTTCAACAGAAGAAAAGATAGAAGAACAGGTATATACAGAAGAAGAAATGCCTTATGTCCCTCCCGCTATCATTGAAGAAGAAGTAGAAGAAGTAATTGCAACTGATTCAGATGCTATTGAAGAAGAAACAGAAGAATATGTATCAGGAGATTATGATCCCGCAGACTTTATTTGGATGGGGGTCATTTATTGGGGTGGATACAAATGGACTTATTATAGTCAGCGAGTATTACCTGGCGGCGGCCTTAACATCCCTGGGCGGTATGTAGATGAAGATGGTTTTGTTTGTGACCAAGATGGATATATATGTTTAGCTTCAAGCGATCATGAAAAAGGTTCAGTTATATTAACACCTTTTGGTAAATATGGAAAAGTCTATGATTGCGGTTGCGCGTCAGGAACATTAGATTGTTATTGTGATTGGTAATTTTATTTATTTGAATTTTTAAAAAATTTTTATTATAATATATATAGAAAATGAAAAATAAATAAAGGAGAGATGCTTATGAAGAAAATGGTATTTATTGTTAAATATGTAGATGATTTTCACAAACCTCATATTACTTTTGTTACCAGTATGGCAGAAGTTAATTTTATTAGAAATAGATTTGGGTTCGTCAGTGTTGAGACATTTTCTTCTAATAAATAAGTGTCTTTTTGCGGAGATGACTGAGTGGTTTAAGGTGGTGGATTGCTAATCCATAGGGCGGGAAGTTCTTGCCCCGCAAGTTCAAATCTTGCTCTCCGCGTTCATAATCATATTTCGCCAGAGATCTGGTGACCTGTGACCGAAAGCGAGGTCGTAATTAGTATAAATGTTGCTCAGCAACCTCTCAACCCATCGGAGGACAGAATAGATGGGGTAGATGAAATATGATTATAATTTAGCCGCAGTCGCTCAGTATAGTGGGAGCCCTTGTCTTGAAAACAAGTAGCCAGAAATGGTGTATAGGTGCAAGTCCTATCTGCGGCGCTTAGGCAGACATATTAAATCATGCACAAAACAACTAAATCAAGAGCACCAGAAAAGACAATACCTGTATTGTTCGGTAATGGTTCGGTTATGTCCCCGAGGTACACGGGTAATGAGCCGATGTGATTTAGGTTTTTACGGAGGTATAAACCGTTAAGGAGGCGGGTGTGACTGTAGATCACACAGCTTTGGCTTCGAGTGGGTTCGATTCCCTCTACCTCCATTTTGTCCGACAAGGACACTCCGAAAGTTATATGGTAACCTTGTATATAAGGGGTGAGTCTAGACGAATCCAAAATAATAAGTAGGAGTATGTGCTGAATGTCTGCGGAAGGCGATTGCTCTGCAAAAGCAATAAAGTTGGTTCAACTCCAACTCAGCACTTTTTAAATTTTTGCATTTTTTTAAAATTTTTGCTATAATTATTATAGAAAATAAAAAAGGATGTGATAATTATGAGAGATAAATTAAGAAAAAAGTATCAGCATAAGTTAAATAAACTTGTAAGAGAATTGAATAAATCAATAGAAAATGATTTTTTATGGAATGGTAGGTTTGTATTTCATATAATAAACAGTAATTTTGAAAGATTTGAAGATGGTAGCGGTGGTTTGTTATATGCGACTATACGAGGATATGATAAAAAGACTAAATATTATAAAGACTATGGTATAGATTATGTTCCAAATCTTTCTTTTACTGGTTTTACTGTATGGAAGATAGGTAATCGTTTTATCGCTAATGATACTGATACTTGGCAGAATGGTAATAATCCATATAAGGATGAAAAGATAGACTATACTAAAATAGAAATTGATGATAATTTATGGAACTTAAAATATTATCCTTATAAATATTATTAAAAGAAATATAATTTGAAATTTTAAAAAATTTTTATTATAATATATATAGAAAATAAAGAGAGTGAGTTGAAAATACTCCAGTGGAAGTTAGGCTACAAGGCGGAAACGCTGAAGATGTAAGACCAAGTAATAAGAGGCGGGTAGCTGCCCGCAACTCTTCCTTCCCCTCTTGATGACTAGTCGTTCTAATGGTAGGATGGAACTCGCAAGAGTAACGGAACAGGTTCGATTCCTGTCTAGTCATTCTAATCCCTTGTGATGTAGTGGTAACATGATTGATTGTTAATCAATTCTCTCTGGTCCGAATCCAGACAGGGGAGTGCGCTCCGCAGCTTTTTTCTTTCTTTCTTTTTCGCGGAATATAAATCAAACAAAGAAAGTTCGCGCAATGGACGACGGTCCAGTTTCACTGATGGAGTAATAGGTAACTCTACTGATTGGCTCGGGTGTTGTAGGTTCGAATCCTATTCAGTGAATTTCATCAATAGGCAAGCACAGAGGTTTATTAAAAATAAACTGTAAAAGCCGTGAAGAGAATAAAGCTCAGTAGGCGGGAAGCAGTGGGGAGACACCACAGAGGGCGTCGGTGAAAATCCGAGTAAGCTACCCCAGTTACGATTCGTTGAACCCGCTAGAGATGCGTGAGGTTGAAACTACTCACTTGATGATATGCCGTCTTGGCGCAATGGTAACGCAATTGACTTGTTTCCTAACTCGATTAGGAGATGATAAAATGAATGAAACTAAACAAAAAGGTTTAATTACAGAATTACAATGTGAATTAGCTTTTAGTGAGATTGGAATTTTATTATCTAAACCAATAGTTGAAGATAGTCGTTATGATTATATTGCTGATTTAGGTGACCATTTTATTAAAATTCAATGTAAAACTTCTTCTGTTGGAGAAAATAATGATTATATAGTTTTTTCAACCAGAAGCACAAGAGTTAATTCAACTGAAACTATTCAGCGGTCTTATACAAAAGACGAAATTGATTATTTTTATACTTATTATGAAGGAAAATCTTATCTTATTCCTGTCGAAGAATGTTCTTCTGCTAAAAAATTAAGATTTATTCCTCCTAAAAATAATCAAAATAATTACAATAAAGCAGAAGACTATGAACTTATAACAATTTTATCCACTTTAGAAAATTATAATGATTTTCAATATCATAAAGTAAATCATGTTCAACCTAAAAAATATTATTGTAAAAATTGTGGAAAAGAAATAAGTTCAAAAGCTGTATTATGTATTGATTGTCTTTCTATAAAAAATAGAATAGTAGATAGACCTGATAGACAAACATTAAAAGATTTAATAAGAACAAAACCTTTTACCCAGATAGGAGAAGATTATAAAGTTACAGATAATGCAGTAAGAAAATGGTGTGATTATTATAATCTTCCAAGAAAAAAGACAGAAATTAACAATTTTTCTGACGAAGAATGGGAAAATATTTAGAGCATAGGAAACAAATCAATGGATTGAGGGTTCGACTCCCTTGGACGGCTTACAGAGCATCAAGAAAGGTATTAATGTCGTAGCCTGACTTGAAAATAACTTATGTCCTAGTTTTACATTGATAGCGACAGTTGATGTAAATAGTAAGGGGTAAAACAAGGAGAAGTGCTGCTTAGAGACACCCTTACAAAAATAATAGATAATTAAAATTGTACTAACTTAAAATCAATATTAAAAGAGACGTTTGATTTGAAGGAGAGTCGTCACTCTGAGTTAGAAACAATGCGTGGGCTGGGATTAAGTTACCCATAGAGGTCCTACCGCCCGATACCAGTGAGAATCAGAAGTCGGGTATCATAGAAGGAAGTGCCTTCTATATGAAGAGTTGATAGTCACTCAAAACCAAAAACTATCCGTTTGATATAACGATAAAATCTACTTTTAGATTGAATGTTCAAATCTTAGATTTTTTATAAGCTTTCATCTCAAAAAACTTATAGGAGAATGGTAATCTTCTTTAGGGGAGTGGTTCTCCCCAATCAACCAAAAAATTAATTTGAATTTTATAAAAAATTTTATTATAATATATATAGAAAAGTTAAGAAAATATTAATGGGGTGTGGCTCAGCTTGGCTAGAGCGCCTGATTTGGGATCAGGAGGTCGCAGGTTCGAATCCTGTCACCCCGACTAAGTCAACAATAAAAACTGCGGAAGGTAGGATCCGACCGCCGCAGAGAATATCCTCCTGAAGGCCCAGGACGTCTTGATAGACGATACAACAGTACCACGGACGCGGAGAATTTCGACTATATATAGCGGGGAGTCGTAGAACAAGATATAAGTTGACAAATAATTGAGTAAGCGGCTACGAGAGATCACATCGACAATGCGGTGAAGAGGGGACCCAATCAATAAGCTGGGACAGGTCGAGCTTACTAATTTACCCAGTGATGATTGTACTAATGAGTTACACGGTGCGGCAACTGCTTCGTAAAGTAAAGAGTTGTATTATTTCGCCCCTTCGTATAAAGGTCAGTACACCAGATTTTCATTCTGGGAATGTAGGATTCGAGTTCCTCAGGGGTGGCTTTTCAAGTATATGATATAATAGCGGACAAGGCTTAGGCACATGAAACAAGGTGGTGGGATGCGAGTGGCTCATTTATATCATTTACTTGAAATTTATAAAAATTTTTGATATAATATATATGTAAGATGAAAAAAGAAATAAAAGCTGAAACGAGTCAGGTCGCATCGCTCGACTGGGTAGGCGAGGGAAGTGAGGTGCGTTGCTTAAAGCGTAAAACCCTCCGCCTTTGAAGATTAAATGAGCTTCACATGAAACAATAGGTAAGAGTGGTTATGAAACATGAACCCCGCCCAGTCTTTAGCTTTTACGATATTATTATTCCTAAGGTTATAAGTGGCTTGTCTATTCCCGTCTAAATAATCGGAACTATATGTCTTATGACAATGATTATACCTTGACATAGAATAGAACGCTAGTTTGTCAGAGCGTTTCCTGCTGACACGGAGTACCTGTGCTAACGAGATAAATCACAGGTTTTATAACGCGGATTAGATTGAACTCTTAAATTTAAGAGGTCAATTTTATATAAAATATATCTTCATTTTTTCAAATATATATGAAATAAAAAAATGGAGGTTTTTACTATGATAGGAATTTATAAAATAACTAATAATTTAAATGGTCATTGTTATATAGGTCAAAGTAGAAATATTAATAAAAGATGGTCAGACCATAAAGTAGCAAGTCAAAATAAAAATGATAAAGGGTATGATTATCCTTTATATAGAGCTTTTAGGAAATATGGAATTGATAATTTTTCATTTGAAGTTATTGAAGAATGCGATATTAATAAGCTTAATGAAAGAGAACATTATTGGATAAAATATTATAATCCAGTTTATAATCAAACAGAAGGTGGAGATTATCAAGTTCATGGAGTGAAATTAACTTATGCTCAAGTAAAAGACATTCAAAAAATTTTATTGGATAAAACAAAATCGAATTTATCTTATCCTCAAATTGCAAAGATATATGGAGTGCATGAAGATACTATTAGAGATATTAATACAGGAAGAACTTGGAGAGAAAGTAAATTAATTTATCCATTAAGAATTAGTCCTTTTGACTGCACAAGAACTAAAAAACAAATCTTTTATTGTAAAAAATGTCATAAAATAGTTAGTAAAAATGCAGAGTATTGTCAAGATTGTAGACATGAAATTCAAAAACAAGAAGGATTAGCAACTAGACCTGTAACAAGAGAAGAATTGAAACAATTAATTAGAACAACTTCGTTTGTTCAAATAGGTAAAAAATATAATGTTACTGATAACAGTATAAGAAAATGGTGTAAAAGTTATAATTTACCATTTAAAAAACAAGAAATAAAATCTTATTCTGAAGAAGAATGGGAAAAAATATAACGCGGAGTAGTATCAAAGGTAGATTCGTGGCTTCATACGTCAAGGGCTAGGGGTTCAACTCCCCTCTCCGCCACTAAGGTTAGCGACTTCCTTTTAATAGTCGAAATCGTCTTTGGGCGTAGCACAGAGGGTAGATAACCGAATGGAGTAAAATCAAAAAGAGAACTCGCTTGACTAAACTCAAGAATAATGTGGGGGTTGCTGTCCCGCTTCGGCAGGCTATCGTGCAATAATTATTGTCTTTGTACAATAGTAATGTAGTAATGTAATAATGGTTGTCTGACCAACTAAACAGAACAGGATCTGGCATATGTCCTAGAATAAGAGTTAATCTTATATGCCATTATTATAAAATATGTAGCTGAAAGCTTCCTCTCTTTCTATGATAAGCTACATATTCATAATCTCCAAGTCTTGTAGTGTAAGCATATTAGCACGGGAGTTATTCAATAGAGAGAGATAAAAGGAGTGCGGGAATGGCGCTTCGTGAAGTTTCAAAGCTGGGTTCCCGCAATATGCGCCTGTGGTGGAATCGGCAGACACAAGGGACTTAAAATCCCTCGAGCGAAAGTTCATGCGGGTTCAAGTCCCGCCAAGCGCACTAAATATTGGGGTATAGCCAAGCGGTAAGACGGTGGACTTTGACTCCATGAACGTTGGTTCGAATCCAACTACCCCAGCTAATCAAATCAGTTGCGTTTAGGCAAATGTTCATATATTATCATATGTAGACCCACCAGTATTGCGGTATCTGTACACAACCCGCGCCGAGTAACTGATTTGACATTTTAAAAAATTTTTTATATAATATATATAGAAAATGAAACAAAAAGCACTTTGATAA